ATGGAGAGCGGCCTAGTACGGCTCGTCGTCACGCTGCTTAGCCGTATGCATGCCCGCATCGGAGGGGACCTTAATCAACTTACCGAATATGTCGTTAACAACGCTGCGGTTTGGTCCTTCCCCGAAGTCGCGAATGAGAAGCTGGAGGATCGCGAGCGTGCCCGAGCCGACTGGGAACGCCACGTCGCGACACTCGACACTGCTATCCTCAGTTTGATTGGTGAGAATGACATCCCAGACGCAGATATTGAAACTGCACTGGATGCCATTCTTCAGTCCTCTCTCTGGCAACGTCGTCTGCTGCGGCAACACGGAAATGCACGGCAGGCACTCAAGGCTGGTCTCGTTTCACGCACCCGGGTCATTTGGAACCAGTCGACAGCGGAGCAACGTCGAGGATATTTCCTGGCGCGAGTGGGATTGCAAACCGGACATTCACTGGATGCCATCGCCATGGACGTCAACCCGCTTCTTATGGAAGCGAACGGAGGCATCCTTACAACTAACGCAGAAGTTGCGATTACAGCAATAACCGGCATTGCCGAGCGCGTTTTCACGTTCTACCCATTTACACCCGACCCCATGCCACTCAATTGGCGAGATATTTTACGCGCATGGCTGCTGGGGCAGCCTATTGCCGCAGTTGCCGTGGGGCAGGAGTCGGAGACGCTGCAATTCCTTGAGAGCGGGCTCGTCTTTCGTCTTCCCTGGGCAATGGAGGCCATTCGTGTCCGTGCGGCGGCCAATGGCGACACCGTCGACGGCTTATTACTCGAAGAGTATGAGCTTGGATTGGCAGCAGCCGCGGTTGAAACCGGGACACTGAACCGCTCGGTTTCGATTCTCATCCAAGCGGGCTTCAGTTCGCGACTAGCAGCTATCAAAGTAGTCAACGATACGGGCGGATCGTTCCAGACTGGCCAGGCACTTCGGCAATGGCTCAACTCAGAAGCTATCGCCATCGGGAGCGCCTCCCCCGAATGGCCCACGGCAGAGACAAAATCAATGTGGGCAGAGTTTTTGAAATGCTTCACTCCCCGAGATCGACAAACTTGGGCTAACCGACGATATCAGGCGCCTGTTGAATGGCTCGGCGCGCCCCCGCCTCCAGAGACTCCTGTTCAGATTTACGAGTGGGCCGGCCAACCACGCGTTCTTGCAGCAGATGGCGCACCACTTGGTACGGTGCAGGCTGCATTAAATCCCGCACGAGCCGGACTGGTGCGTGCGCAGGTCGCACGAAACGGCAACATGGTCGACATAGTCTATTTGGGGCCAGATGACATACAAAATATGTGATTCGGACCTGTGCTCACTGCATAACTCAGAAAAGTCGGGGTGCACGCAGTGCACGATGAGGCGGCGATGTTAAAAACTCTATGTTGTGACCAAGCGCTGGATGACTGTGGAAGTCCCGAGACAAAGCGATCACTCGCTGATCGCGATCCTCGATCCATCAAGCGTTACAAGGGTCAAAACTGGGGGAAAATTTATGGCTCTACTGCCTGTAAAGCCCAGTTAGAGCCCTAGTGAAATGTTCTTTGGAGAGAACGACCTCGACTGTATTTACAGGCTTCGGATTCACCACGCTTTGCGGCGCGGCTCAGCACCAACCGCAAACACGCAAACACGGCATCGATAGCTTCAACAATCAGACTGCGCTTGATCGGCCCTATGTTTCCATCTCCAGGAACTTCATAGCCCCCATCGACACGAACCTCCGTCGTTGGAAGCATGTGATATCCGATGACTCTACCGGAGTCTGGGCGAATGTCCGGATCACCTCGCCAGCAACAGAGAGCCCCGCGCTACCTATAGCCATCGCCCGAAGCTTGCCTCGCGGAATGTCCAGATCAGCAACCCATTGACGAACGTTTTCGCATCTTCAGGTTCTTGCATTGGTACGGGCTACTACCCGGAGACACGAGACTCGAACGCCTCTCAGATGGTATAGCTACCGAGATCCAAGATATCCGTGAGAGTAAATGTGGGAGTAAGTTTCCAGGTATGAAAAAGCCCAACCTTTTCAGATTGGGCTAAGTCACTGAAAAATATGGTCGGGACGGAGTGATTCGAACACTCGACCCCTAGCACCCCATGCACGCAGGAGGCTCTGCGCGCCATGTAAATCAAGGTCTCCACCCTGGGCGTTCGCTGCAACGATGCTTAACGGTGTTCTACCAAGAATAACGATGTTACTCGGAAAGTCACTGTGCCTTTTGGCACCCTCCCCGGCGTCCTGCCGACATTCAAAACACCCTTTCATCACCTGACACTCGTCATCCATCCATCATCTCGATTACTGTATATCCAAACAGTATCGGATAACCCACATGTGCATCGACTACGACGCCGAGAACTGGCTCGGCAATCCGACCCGGGAAGAAATGCTCGAGCACCACAACAAGCTGATCGAGGCAGAGAACGAACTCCTGCGCCAGGAGGTTGACCGGTACCGGAAGAATCAGGCCAAGCTAATCGATATGGTTTCGGCGTTGACGATTGAGCGCGACCGGCTGGGCAAGGATCTGGAAACCACAAAAACACGCTTGTCTGAAACCAGCAGCCAGAGCTATGAAAGGATGCGGGAGATCAGTGAGCTACAGCGCGTCGTATCACAGCGGGATGCGATCATGCGTGATTACGGAGTGCCTGAGGTCCTTTTCGGGTCGCCGCGCACTGAATCATAAGCCGCCTCGCACGCCAGCCCGGCTATTCGGGAAGAATCAGCGATTGCTGCCAGTTCCCGATTTCTTTGGACAGATTTGTCGAGCAGTCCGGCGAGCAGATCGGCGGAAGTGTCCCTTGGCGCGCTGCCGGGGCCAGAGCCGGAATTGCTGCGGGCGCGACCGGCGGCGAGTAGTTGCTCGACTTGCTTGCGCAGCCCGTCAGCAGCAGTAGAGGCAGTAGCAGCAGTAGCGCGGGCCTGATCGAGTCGTTTCGTTGCATCGGTCTGTACCTCTTCCATCTGAGATTGGCGGGATTGTTCAAGTTCGCGGGCGGCTTCGGTGGCCTTGAGCGTTGCTGCGGTATCGGCCTTGTCTCGGTCTGACCACTTCGCCTGCCACCGGGCATCAGTGACGGTCACGCCGTGATGATAGGCGCCGTAGAGAATTCCGGCGATGGCCAGGGCCGCCACCACGTAGAGCGCGACCTTGAATTGCCCTACCAATGCTTCCATGATTCCTCCCAGTTCGGCAGATCGACCGTCTGCCCGGCCAGAGCGTGCGTACAGTCACCCAGGTACTGGATGCGACCGTCAGTGACGAACGAGTGGCAGATCTTGCCGAAGCGGCTGGCGTACACCGCGTCTCGCCCGCCAGACTTGTAAATCGCGTCGTACTCCCGCACCTCCTCGTCGGTCATGACGTCACGCCCCTCAGGCGCGCCCGTTGTCCGCGCCAGAACAGATGGCGTGAAAGTGGGTGCGTCAGGATTCCCGTTGTAGCCCCAGTTCGGGCCGGGCGTGCCAGGGGAGTTGACCTTTATGCTGTGCGGTCCATTGCAGCCATTGCAGAAGAACCAGACCGAGCCGTCAGCCCCTTCGCCCAGGCAGCGGCCCATAGTTTTGATAGCGCTCATGCCAAAGCCCGCCGTACGCCTTCAGCAACGATGGTGGCAGGGTATTCAAAGCCCGCGTTCTCATGCTTGATGATCGCCCTGACCAGCCCGGTCATGACCGCAGGATCGGTCAGCACCAGCTCACCGGTTGCGTCCTTGCCGGTGCTGAGCTTGATGCTCTGCTGCACCGATGCCACGTAGGCGCCGGTATCGTTCTCGCCGGGGGGCGCCCAGCGACCAATGATGGCCTTGACCGTCTTCAGCCCGTACTTGGACTGGTAGGTCAGCAGCAGCTTGCCCAGGGCCCGGATTCCGTTCTCTGCCGAATCGAATCGGGCAAAGCGTGGAGTCGGTACGCCTTCCTCGATACCGAGCTGGCCCTGCCACTGGTTGGCCTTGTTGAAATCGATGTTGCCGGGATTAAAATTCCTGACGCCGCGTGTAGTTGGCATTCCACTTTCCTCAAGACGAAAAAAAGCCCGCTCAAGGCAGGCTCTGTGGCTGTATCGGTTTGGCAAGCTATGTCGATGGCTGAACCACTGCCGACGTTTCGTTTGTGTACGGCTCTGGCTGTACCGGCCACACCGGGGCGCTTGGCCATGTGGTTTGGGTAGATACCCGGCCCAGCTTCACGTTGTAGCTGTTCCACGACTTGAGCTGGGCTTTGCGCACCGGGAGTTCCGCGATTTCAGCCGCAGACGGTTCGATGTAGTCCTCGTCGTCAGGGTCTTGCTGGTTGATCAGGTAGTCGAGGGTGTTGACTCGGCCTTGTAGGGCGGTGACTTGGGCATTTGCCAGCCGTTGCAGGCGCTCAAGTTCCGCCGTGTTGATCGCCAGATAGTCAGGCGGTGGGATGGGTGGGGCCGTGAATACGCCGTCGGTGTAGAGGTAGCCGGGGGCAACGTAGTCAGGGCCTTCAATCCAGCCCTCGACAAAGGGATAGGACTTCTGGATGACTACGCCGTCTTCGATGAGGAAATAGCAGATAACTTCTTCGGGCATTTTAGGCAATCTTCTCTATGGTTAGCTCGGTGTAAACTTCGTTATCCCCAAGGCTTGTAGGCGCCCCTTGGCTTGCGTTCGCAGAAACCCTGTGTTCAAGTCTTATACTTGTCGTCACTGACAGTACTACGGCGGCGAATACCCATGACGATGTCGGGTAGTTTGTCTGTATCTCCGACGAGCCAAGTCCTATTACCGAACTAGCTGTTACATTATAGAGCCTGATTTTATGGTTAGCCGCCGCTGCGTCGGTTATCGTTCCTTTCCCACGTAAAAGGTAGGTTCCGGGAGGAAGACTTACTACGTTGGCTGATAGCGATGCCCCGGCTATCGTATTTGCCCTAGTAGTATTGAGAACCCTTGTAACGTACCCAGCGGCAGCAGTGATACTCGCGCCCCCAACGCCACTGGCCCGCTCTTCCGTTACATGCATATAGCTTACCGAGCCGCCCCCAGAAGCAGCAGGCACAAACCCCGTCCCCGGCGTGAGCGTATACGTCTTCGTTGTATCAGTCGGTACGGCGTACTGGCCTAAGTTCGCCAGGTTGCGTGCATTGCTCATAAATCACCTGTCGAACAAGTATCCGCGCACCTGAATAGTCAGGCCGCCGATAGTTATGATTCCGTTGAGGAAGTAGTTCAGCAACTGGTTACCGTTTACTTCCACGTCGAACTGGCCTGCCTGATTCGCCTTCACGAACAGGAGGTAGTTTGTGGTCGATAGCGTTCCACCGTCTGGAGTGCCGAGATAGGCATCACTGGTCGATGTGTTGTTGATCAGCGTGTACATGAGGCGGCAGGTCATCGGGACTACTGCCGAGGCGTCAACGAGTGTCGGCGTTGTGCCTGTGGCGATATTGAGCAGGCGAGACTGAGCAATTGCCGCGCCGCCCGGAGGGGTGAAGCTGATGCGGTTTGCCCGGTCGCCGACTTGGGAGTGCAGGAACGCCAGCGTTACGCCCGATGCATTGAAATAAAGCGAGCCGAGGTAGCGCCGGGTGGCGTCGTTCGATTTGGTCCGGGCCGTGCCCTGATAGGGGTCTGCTGGGGCCGTAGCGGAATACTCGAATGCCAGCGTTCCGTTGTCGTTGCCGAGGTAGAAATGGCGCCAAGCGCTTGTAACGCCAGTCACCACCACGGACATATCGGCCTGCGACAAGGCCCGGCCCTGATTCGGGATGTACGCCGCGCCGGGGCTCAGACTGACCGTCACACCATCACCGGCAACGCTCAGTTTAAGCCCGACAATCCTTGCGTCGTTTACGTTATAGGCCATATCACACCGTCACTGTTGTGTTGTCCGCGACCCGAACCCAGTTGGTTCCGTTGCTCACCACTACCCCCGCGCCACCGGCCATGTTCGTGCACCAGCGCTGCTTGAAGGCGTTGGTCGATGCCGAGGGAAGCGCAGCTACCGTGTATTGCATCAGCGCGTCGTCCTGCGCCCGGATGGCGCTGAGCACCACCACGGACATGACGTCGGTTGTCGCGAGCGCGCCCACGGCCAAGGTCACCGTCGGGCTGGCCGTGGCGGTGTAGTCAGCGGGCTGCTGGAGCACGCCGTTGAACAGGACCAGAATCGAGCCGACGGTGTAGCCGTTGGGCACCGTGTAGGCAGTTTGGCCCACCGTAGTTGCGGCGATGGTCTCGACACGGAAGATTTGGCCGAGGGCGGTCAGCTGGTCCTGCGTGACGAGGTCCTTGGGCCTGGACTGAAGCCCTGCGTGTAACACTTACGCCACCACAGTGACGCGGTACTGGCCGGTCGTTGGCGCCGTGCCAAAGGTCAGCTGCACCGTATTGACGCCGTTCGCCACGTTGTCAACGATGACTTGCTCGTTCGAACTGACCAAGCGGACCATGACCAGAACATCCTGAGTGTTCAGGTTGTGCGTGAAGGTGATCGTGGTTGCTGTGCCGTCGCCGATAGTGGCCGAGGCTTTGCGGGCCACGACGGTCGGGTCTACCGCGATAACGCCGCTACTGATGGTGACGCCGTTGCCTGCGGTATAGGACGATCCCCCACCGATCTGGGCGAATACCAACGTGGTGGTGCCGATAGTGATCGGAGCGTCAGCCGTTTGCAGCCAGACGGTATTGCCCAGCGTGGTGCCTTCACTGATGAAGGTGGCCGCGCCCAGGGCTTCAGCGCCGGTGTCCATGTCGGTTGTACGGGTCCACGCGCCAGTAGCTGCCACATAGATGCCATTGCCGGAACCTGCGGTCTGGCTCTTGACCAGCACACGGTCGCCAGCGATGACTGACACCCCGTCGATGGTTTGGGCGCCGGACAACGTGATGTTGGCCGTGGTCGCGGCTCGCACCGGCTGCTTCCAGCTGTAGCCTTGGACTGCTGCCTGGAGTTGGGCATAACTCACCGCGTCTTGCGGGTTTACGCCATCCTTCAGGTTGACAATCCCGAAGCCACTTGCGTCCAGCGTGTTGGTTGTCTTCATGCGGGTCTACCTCAGTTTAAGTACGCCTTGCCTGCGTAGGCCGCGCCATGGGTTACTTGGACAGTGTTCGAATCGACGTAGGAAACGTCGGGGACAATGACGTTATCGAGCGTGTCGACAACGGTTACCGAAGGTCGGCGATTTAGGTTGTGCGGGATGGTCCAGACGGCGGCTGCGGTGTCCTGTGTCCATGTGTAAGTGCTGGCGCCGCCGGAGCCGGAAGCCACGACAGCGGTGCCATCGGCCTTCTTGTAATAGGTGCAGAACCAGTTGCCAGAGCCAAGGCTCTCGAATTCAGCGCTGTCGCCTATCACCATCACAATGTTTGCGGCGCCGGGCAGGCGAAGGGCGGAGCTGTGGACAAGGGTTATTGGGCCGGTATCGCCTGCGCCAGTTACGCCGTCAGGCTGATCGGACCCCGTCCTTATGACGGTGCGTCTAAATCCTATTGGCGACGTTCCGAACGATGTTACGGTAGAGTTGAAGTACACCAGATTGACCACGTTAGATGTGGTCGCTCCAAGGTCTGACGGGTTCTGTGCGTACAAACGAGTAATCGGCGCTTCGTTGATAGCGCTCGTCATCGTGCCGCCACGGAATGACGACCCTGTCAACGCTGTCCCATCCAGCCGGGTGTACGAAACCATTTTCGCTTCGTTGCCAGTCCCCGTCTTTTGGAACACTGCAACATCACCCGGCTGGGTTACTACATCCGCCTGACCGAGGTTAAGGACGTGCCTGTCGTTCGCATAGTTGTGCACAATGCGCAGGCTTTGCTCGAACATAACTCGCCACTCGGTCCCGGACGGTGTTTGCGCGCCGCCCAGCTCAAAGCCAATTATCTGAACTGCGCCTGTGATGGCTATGTTGTTGCTTTTGGCTGCGGCCAAATCTGGGTAGTCCCCGCTGGCGACCGACACAATATTTGGGCCGTATAGAGCCCCGCGCAGTAGTAGCGCGTCGCCTTCCGGGATCTGAACGGGCTGGCCGTCCTTGCGAACCAGCGTCAGGCGGGAGGCCATTACAGCACCACGAAGTCGTAGTCGTCGGTGTCCAGCTCAGTTGCCGACAGGGCTACGCCGATCTTCTGGTCAATTGTGCCGGAGGTTGCCGTGGTCGCGTCGAGGGCGGGAGTGATGACGCCGCCGGCGACACCCAGGTAGTAAGTGGCGCCAAGGGTCAGGCCGGTCAGTTGCGAGTTCACGCCATCGAGGTCGTAAACCGAGGCGTTACCGCCGGACGCCACGGCGGCAAGCACATAGCCATGAGCCGGGCGACCGTTCGAGTTGTCAGCCAAACGCACATTCACCACACCGGCATTGGAGAAGATGTTGACCAACTTCCCGGCCGCAATGGCCTCGCTCGCCGGAATGGATCGGCTGGATGGGCCGCTGCCTGCGTTGTACAGGGTCGGGTCCAGCTTGCCGTCAGCACCCAAGGCCGGAATCTTCCCGGCATCAGACGAACCGGCCGAGGCAGTGATGGGGGTGTACTGCTGATTCTGGCCATTTACCCGGCGAAGAACTTTGTCTACCACGATATGCTCCTACGCCAGTAAAACCGGCTCATTGAGGTCGATATAAAGGCGTGTCGCGCTGGTGGCGAAGCCAATGATGAAGTCCCAGCCGGAGGTCGGCGGGGTTTGAGTGAGTGCGCCAGTTGGGCTGCACCAGACGATGCCCTCGGCCCACGACCACGATTGATCGTCGATGAAGCCCTGCGTCTGGATGCTGATGTCGGTGCCGGTGGTGGCGGAGGTGATAGCCAGGCCAAGCGCCTGGAACACAGAAAGGGTCTGCGGGTCGACCGCAAAGACCTTGGCCTGAGATTCGTAGACGACGCGCAATGCGCTGATGGTTGCGCCAGCGGTGCGGACAATGGTCTGGATGCCGCCGCCCGTGTCGGTGCCGGGCCTGCCTTGGGCGCCGCGCTGGCCCACCATAATGGTGAATGCGCCGCAATCCTGCCGGACACAGCAGCCGGTAGAGCCACGAACCACGAATGCCGAATTCATTTGGTCACCTCGGCGCCGACGCTGACCTTGCTGATGGCAGTGATCGGGTAGACATTGCCACCCGGGGTGATCAGTTCGAGGTCGTAGACGCCCTTCGTCCAATCAATGGCGGCAGTGACGATCGGGCTCAGACGAACCACCAGCGCAGCCAGGGCCTCGTCGATTTCGATCTCGCCATCAGGATCGGTAGAGGAATCCGAACTCAGGGTGAGCAGGATCTTGCCGTCCACCTTGTCGCGGATCTGCATCCTGGCAGAGCAGCCAGTCAGGTCGAATGGGCGGTTGAAGATGACCAGGCCGCCAGTGGTATAGGTGCGCCACGAGTCGGCACGGACGGCGTTAAGCTCGATGACGTTGGAGCTGAAGGTCGTGGCGAAGTAGAAGCTGTCGTCTTCGCTGTTCAACTCTTCAGGCTGGCGAACGCCCTCGATGCGGACCGGCCAGCCATCAGGGATTTCATGATTGGCGACAGTCAGGCGTACAGGCGCTGTGTTCGGCATGCCAGTAATAGGCAGATAGACCAGCTCCTTGTCCGCATAGCGGTACATGAACTCGAATGTCTTGCCTCTGACGATGTTGATGTCGACGACGGGGGCGCCCATGGAAATCTCCTGCGATTTCCAAATAAGCTATGTGGCTGGATCCGCGACGCAACCCCAAAGAACGACCAAAACCCCGCCGAGGCGAGGTTAATTTGATTGAGCTGTTACTAGGCCGGGTCTAGGCCTAGCGTCAGCTGTAGCTGCTCACGCCAGTGATCAACTTCACGCACAAGCCTGGGCTTGGAGTATCTGAACCGAGCAAGTGCGCTTCCGCTGAGGCTTGCAACTTTCTGAGCGTCATCAAGTGCCCGGCAGGCCCGCTCGAACTGCTGTTTTTCATTCAGTTCGCCATGGAGCAAAGCGTCGATGTGCAGATCGCACCAGACAGCAAAGTCAGCCGACAACCACCGAGCGAACGCCACCGCCAGTTTTGGGTGCAGCCATGTCCCGCCAGATCTTCCGCGCTGAGTCTTAATCAAATCCCCCTTTTCAGGGGTATTAAGATGATGGCCCAAGGCGCGAATGTAATCCTGAGTCTCCTGGGTGGAAATCCATTTATCCAGGCGACGATCTTCTCGCTTGGCGATCTCGGTCGCATTGATCCAGCCGTCGCTATTAAAGCGGACCATATCGCCCTCGTAGCGAAATGGAATGATCGCGGTATTCATGCTGCACTCCTCGGCTTTACTGCATAACGCTGTGGCTTTTCAACAGTAACGGTCATGGCAGACGCGAACGACGCAAGCTCGCGCAGCTTGTTGCGATACGTCCTCAGCTCCCACCAGCAGCCCTCAATGTCGTAGCCAGCTTTCTGCAGTTCGCCCAGCAGTTCCTCGCACGGCGTCTCGCTGCCTCGAAGATCGCGTAGGTCATGCAGTGTCACGTCGAGCCATGCTTGCTCGCAGTTACGCACCGTCATCATGCTTGCGCGCCGGGCGACCAAGGTCTCGATTGGGTAACTGAGCTTTGGTTTGTGCGCGGCTTCTTTGGCGAGGTATTCGCCTTCAATCGCATAGCTCGCCACGAAGTTGCAGGCCGAATCCATCTGGCTTGCCGGAATCAGTTCTAGGCGCGGCACGCCAAACCGGGCATGCAATGCAGATGACAGCTTCGCGGTAGCACTGCGCTGATGCTCTACATCCATCTTCGCCACCCGGCAGCGCATGACATTGCTGAGCTTCCGCGCGCCATCAACTCCGAGAGCCTGCTCTACGGCATTGGCAACCAGCGTCTTGCTCGAAAGGCTGAGCTGTTCAGCCATCCAGTTGAAGGCGGCTATGTAGCTTTCCTTGATCGCGGCGGCCTTCTTGCCGGTGAACCCCATGACCAGAAACATGAAGCCGTCTTTGGTCATCTCGAAGGCTTCGTAGGTGTTGCCGCGATGCTCAAACTGAACCGACGAAAAGTTGTCGGTTAAAAATTGAGCAGAGCATTCGAGCCCGCGAACCTTCGCCAGGACATGGTTGTGCAGCTTCCCGAATGCCTCTGCAACATGTTGAGACGTGGTGAAGACTTCGCCGTTACGGGCCTCCACGAATTTGCGCATGTCAACCACTGTGGTAGTATTCGTCATGACGTTTCTTTCCTGATAGTTGGATTCGTTAACCAAAGCCCCGTCGCCTGCCAGCGCTGGGGCTTTTTTATGCGCGCTCACTTTTAGAACTTCGCATCAGGGTTTCCAGGCATTCAATGAGCTGGCCATTCATGGAGCGATGGTGCTGCTTAGCTTGCAGCTTGAGCCATTCAGCGATGTGCTTTGGAATCCTTGTGGTTGCTCTTACGTCTTCCGCCATTTCCTTCTCCTTAGGTGACACGACAGTTGTGTCACACGCAGAATCACATGACACTGAAACTGTGTCAACTTTAAATGTGACACGATTTTCGTGTAAATTGATGAAATGGATACCGAAGACCGCTACACCCGCATAACACTGCGCATTCCGAAGGCTCTACATGAGCACCTCGCGGAATCTGCTGAACAGTCCAGCAAATCGATGAATGCTGAAATAATCGCTCGCCTCGAGGAAAGTTATTTCAATCACCAGTCTCCGGCTGAGCGATACACCCAAGAACAATTTTTAAAGATGCTCGTCGAGACCCAGGCCGGACTCGTCGAAAAGGTTCGGCTCGCAGTGATTGAGCGGGACGCCAAGAAGGGCTACTCAGGCTCGGATGCAGCCATTGATTTCAGTAATATGACCGAGCTTTTTGATGAGGACGAGATAGACGCCATGAAGCCACGCCTGAAGGGCGAGGACCCCAGGAGACTTAAGCGATAAGCCGTTATCCCTTTCGCTGACCAACCACCGTAGTGGCGAATCCTTCGGAAATCGCCTTGAATGCGGCTACTGTCTTCGCGGACCGCTCCTTTTCGCGTTCATCCAGCTTTTGGATAACTCGCGCGGCTACGGCGTCGATACAGGCGTCGTCTTCCGGGTTGAATTTTGTTTGCATGATACGGCCCTCTTGGCGTTAGAGGGCAAGCTATGTGGCTGAAATAGAGTTGCAAGGACTATCGCCCTGGTCGGGATAGATGACATAGTGCCATCTCTCAATGTAGATCAAGGATGATGCGATGAAGCTGCGGAGTTACGCGGGGATGGTAGCGGTGCTGGTCGCCGCCCCTGCAATGGCTGACACCTGCTGGGTAGTTACCCAGATGAGCGGAGTCGCTGCATACGCCACGGAGGACTACAAAATATCCGAAGACGGCTTCCGCAACGGGGTATTTGTGATCAGGATCGGCGACAAGCCATCGATTGCAGTTGTCGGAAATGCTGGCTCATACGACGGCGGCAAAACCATCACGCTCGGTGATTCCACTGTCATCTACGCAGCGAACGGGCAAGGGACGACTGTAGAGGTTTGGTCGGTAGACGCTGCGAAAGGCGTGGCCTACATGACGCAATCTCGGGGCGGGTTCGGGCCGCTCAATAAAGCGTCTATGTTTCTGGGCGTTGCTAAGCCAGGTTGTTAGCTATCTATCTGAGCGAAACCCTTCGATCACCCAGTTGATACCGGCGATCAGGGTGTAGAGGGCAGCAACGGGTAGCGCGCCAGCAAGTACGAACAGCATAAATGCATTATGGTGATCGAAAACCATGGCAATCGTGCCAACCAGCCAGATTACCGAAATGACGAGCCATAGGCGGCGCAGCCCAGCCTTGCGTGATTGCTTTGAATTGATATCGCGCATGGCGTCCTGATCCGGGGAGCAAGACGCCATCATAGTGGTTATGGCGTGACAGTGGTAGGCGGCAGCTCGACCGGCTTCGGCTTTGCTGTCTGCGGCGTCTGATCCGTCATCAGGTACGTAACCGGGCCGACTGATCGAATTTGCGCCTTGGCATCTTCACCTAAAGCAGCAAACCACTTGCGGTATGCCAGCGTTCGCATGAGCTGAGCCTCCCGCGCCTGCATACGACCAATCTGTGCGCCGTTGGTATTAGCTGCGGTGAAAATCGCATCATGGAATTTCGGATTTTGGATCAATGCCTCGGCGGCCTCAGTAATCGGAGTTTTTTTGGCGGAAAGAATCTTGGTCATTACGCCGACGGTACCAGCGCCGGGGAAGCCGAGCGAGCTTGTTACCCCCTCCGCAGCGCCAACCTGCTTACCTATATCCATGACCTTGGATAGCAGCCCGCCGTCCTCGGTAATGTCCCTGAGCATGTTGACCGAGTTAGCCTTACCAGTCGTGATGTATTCCTTTGACGCTCTGCGCATGCCGCCCCCCAGGACCGCTATGGCGTCTAACGTTTTAACGGCGCCAGGGTCAAGGTACTTTGTGAAGCGTTCCTTTGCCGCTTCGTTACGGCTTATGCCGGTATACCAGTCAACGAACCCAGGCACATTGAGCTGCTTTTGAGCGCCACTGCGGTTGGTGAATGCGTCGTTTAGAGAGGTGATCACAGCCTCTTGCCGCAGATGTGGCGGTATTAGGCCGATCAATTTATCGAAGTTTTTGAAGTCTCCCTTTTCTAAGCTTTTGACCGCCGTGCCGAAGGAGGACGTGATCGCTCCGGTCATATCTTTGCCGATGGCTTGAACGAGGTTGTCTTCGAGGCCCTTACGTTGAGCAACTACTGATTTGGCCGCGGTAAAGATGTTGCCGACACCAGCCGCATCTGCGATTGCCTGCTGATCCTTGCTCAGGCTTGAATACAGAGCATCAAGCGTTCTGCTGCTGGAATTGGCAAATGGTCCTCTACCCTTGTATCCGTCACCCACAGACTTGCGCACTGCATCCAATGCGGCATACGTTGGGAATTTTGTTACCGTCTGCACAGTGCCGGGGATCATCGGATTGGGAATTACTTCCGATGACGGCATCAGCACATTGAGAGCTTTCCGCTCATCTGCAGACAGCAGCGAAGCACCACCAAAATCAGCGATTCGCCCCTGGATTAGCGCGATTGTGTTGTCGGCCGGCGCCTGAGTCTGTGCCGGTATGGCGCTGGTCACGCGAGAGTACAGGTCTTCAGCTTGCTTGTTCAGACCATTAATAGTGGCCTGGCTTTCAACTCTGAACTTGTCCGAAAATGCACTCTTGTCGAGCGAGCCCCCATACTGCGTTATCAGGTCATCCGCTTTCTGGGAGAGCGTCTGATAGCTGGCGACCTGCTTTGCGTTTATCTCGCTGCCAGGAATAGAAGCTATGGCTTGCTCGGTTTCTCGGTATGCCTGGCTCTTGGAATACTGGGATGGGATCAGGTCTCCGCGCATGCCGAGATGGTCTGCGGCGTCCAATATCTTCTGGTCAGGCGCCACTTCATCGGCGAGAGATGCCAGCGTCTGCGCCTGAGTTCTGCGTCCAGACTGAGCAGCATCAGCGAACGCCTGAACCACGCCCTCCCGATCCGATAGGACGTCGGCGCTACCGTTCGCTGCGTTCGCCGCCGCCTGATCGTTGCGAGCTGTCTGCGTCGCGGCCTGCTGCGCGACAAGCTCAGCCTCGGTCTTTTTCGCCGCGCTGCGGGTGAGCGCCCCGGCGCCACCGATAACTGCCGGGAGCGCAGCGCCCAGAACGCCGCCAATAGCCGCGCCCTTTGCGGCTTCAGGCAGACGCTCAAGCGGATCTCCCTCGGCAGAACCAAAGCCGTAGGCCGCTCCATATCCCGCGCCATACAGCGCGCCCCGGCCAACATTGGCCGCGAGGCTCGCCCCGGCCGTGGTACCGCCGGTCAGCACGGCTGGCGCAATACCGCCGACCAACCCACCCGCAATGGTCGCTACCGGGTGCTGGTCCTGTGCGGCCTTAAGTAGCCCGCGCTGCTCATCGACGTTCTTGTCAAAGCGATCGCCAAACGAATCGCTGCTGTCGCCAGTGCCGAATACTGGCTGCAAGGCTGCTTTGGCGCCCCCGACAAGCTCGTCAGAAAAGCCGAACGTGAGGCCATCGCCAGCCCCGCGCAAGAATGCTTCGCCGGTGCCGACGTCTGGCGGTTTAACGTAACTGTAGGCTTGCGGGCTGGCCGGGCTGCTTGCCGGAGCAGTGGCGGCGCCAGATGGCGCTGGTGCTACAACCGGGTCAGTCTCCCATGCATTGGCGGCCACAGGGGCGACAGTCTGCGGCGGCAGAGTTGGCGGCGAGACCACAGTCGTGGCGGGCTGAACAACTGGATCCTCATCCCATGCGGCCATTAGCGTTTACTCCTGTGAACGCCGTTCGGGTCGATGTACTCGGCGCCGGATGGTAGAGCTGCGTAACCAGCCGCGTCGACAATCTGGACTGGTGTGCCTTGCGTTGCTTGGGCCTGAGCTGGCTGGCTCTGCTGTGCTGGCTGAGGCTTTCCTGCGTTTGGATTGGCTTTTTCATATTCAGAAAGCTTGGATGAGAGCTTTTCGGATATCTTGCCGAGTCGTTCCCTCGTCCCCTCCTCGGATCCGCGTATACCGTTCTCACCAATATTCAAGCCGGAGCCAACCTGCGAAAGGAATGTTATGTCCCTATCTGTCAAGACGCCGGTCATCAGCTTCAAATTATCAACCGTGAGCAGCGTCTGAAGTCGCTGAGCCTTATTCACCAAATCCTGCGAGCCGCCCAAAAGAGTAGGCGTTCTTGAGTCCAGCGTTCCTGTAATACTGTTCAAATAATCACTTTTGGCGATATCGGCAACAAGTGAACTTGCCTCCCGAGTCAGATCATAAGCGTTGGCTTTCTGTGAGGCCGTGGCCTGGGCTGCACTTGCTGCATCGGTTTTCTTTTTATCAATCTCAAGCTGGTTCAATTGCCGCTGCTGCCCTGCCGCGCCAGTACCATTGGCCTCACCGGTCAGTTTTGCGGTCTCGGCCTGGTTTTTCCCAACCTGAGACTTGGCAAGATCGGGAGCCGTATCTGCCTCTGCCTTGGTTTTGCTGGTTTCGGCAATGGTCTTGTTGATTTGCGCCTGCTGCACTTGCCTGGCGAGCGCCTTCGAGCCATCTGGGTCGATAACCGAATTGTATGCGGCCTTAGCCTGTGGCGTGGCATCAGGAGCGGCGGCCGCAACCCGAAGGTCTTCGACGTTCTGAGCTTGTCGCGCCTGAGCTGCTGCGGCGCGCTGGGCCTGCCCTGTAGAAATTGCGTTCTGGGCATTTTGAATGGCTTGCTGATCGCTTTGCCCTGCCTGCTGAGTAAGCCCCGCCTGCGCAAGGTCGCTCCGCGTAGTCGGCCTGCTACTGTCCGCTACGTACCCGAAGCTTCCGTCGATACTGGCTTGCTGACGCGCCACGGCAAGAGCGTCTTCTTCCTTGTAGCCCTGACGAAGATCGTGAGCCCGCTGGTACCGATCCATCGCAAGCTTGGCGTCGCCCTGGTTGAATTGCGAAAACGAGCCAACCCCATCACCCATATTCTTGGCCGAGCCCAGAGCCGCGAACGAGGGGCCGGAACCAGCAGCATTCTCGATATTCGCCTGATCAGCCGGGGACAGGGTTTTAGGGTCGCTTACTGGCGCCATACCGTAAGCGCTCCGCAGGTCGGTTTTGTCATTCGAAAACGATGCCGTGCCATCCGGATTGAGCTTGCCTACGATACTTGTGCGGCCATTAGACGTGTCGGCGGTCCCGACTACTGGCCGATAAGCATCACCGAGAGAGGTGACGGGTGGCTGAACATTGACTTGGGCCGTGGTATCGATGCTGCGCAGGTCCGGGGTTATCGGCGCGGGCGTCGTGACCGCCGGAGGTGCTTCGGTTACTGGTGCTGGCTGCTGCTGGGCCGCGAGCTGGGGATTTTGCAGGAGGTCGCGGCCGATATTGGCGCCAGCCTCCGCAAAGCTGGTAGGTGCCTGAGTAGGCAGTCCAGTGCTTTGCGTGTATGCCTGCGACAGGTCCGGAGGTGATGCTGCCGGGGCTGCCGCTGCAACTCCGGCTGGCAGCGCCGATGACAGGCTAGGCGGACTTGCTGGCGTAGGAGTAGTCACCTGGGTTGGATTCGAAGCTGGCGCCGTCTGGGGCGCGACCTGGCTGAGGCTTGTGAGCTGCTGAGTCGCCCGTGCCACCGGCCCAGAGGCCGGATTGAACCCATCCGCCAAACTTGGCTTGATCCCTGCCCTGGCCGCGCGTTCGGCCGCCGTCAGGTAACTGTTGCCGATCTCACCAATCAAATCCCCGACAGCCATCTCAATCACTCCACGCCCAATTCTGATGCGGTCAAACTATGTGGCTGGATGACTATGGCAATCCCTATGCAGCCTCGGTCGCTTTGACGAAGTCCTGCCAGAACCCGGTAGGTTCAGGTGGCGGGCCACCGATGCCGAGCCCTAGATAAGCGATTGGTAGGCCGTCAGTCTCATATAGCCCTTGGTTACGCTTGTTGATCCGCGTCGTGACGACCCCGGAGTTAAAGTCCAATACCGCCAACAACCCACGGTTATGCAACAACACATGACTGTCATCGACCATTCCCACCAGGGCGTAGTCGGCGGCGAGGCTGCCTGTGACGTTGTCATCCAGTTGTACTTGGAAGTCTCGAATATTGAGCACATTGGATGTTAGGTTTCGCACCGCGAGCGTGGTGTCGCCATACCGGTATACAAGCTGTTCGCCATCGCCGCTGAACCCAGCATTTTTGGACTTGTCAGTGTTACTGCCTGAAGAGTCAGATGACGTCAACAGAGTTGCGTCGACGTCGAATGTAGTGATGTTCTGTCTCAGGTTTGCCGGGGATAGAGCCATGAATCGCGCATCCGGGCTTGCTGTCACGCCAGCATAGGGCCCGTACGACCAGGCCGTCTGCCCGAGGTCGATATAGGTAGATTGCGCCCCAGTACTGGCATTCAGCCGAAATATCCCTGTGGGGCTCCCGCTATTCTGATCGCGGGTTGAGATAACAATTAGATCTGCCACCCCGGTTACGCTGAAATCAGTGATCGGATCGGACGATAGAGAAATATACGACGGCGTAGTGTAGGGAGGTGGAATGCTAATCAGAACTCCGGGGGTGCCGAAAACGTAAGCGTAAAAATTACCCTCAGGGCCAAATCCGTACTGCCCGGCACTAATAAATCCGGTGATTGGCGTTTTTCGAATATTCCCGCTTGCCGTGTCGCAAAAATAGATAAAGCTGTCGTTAACTCCCTTGACCGCCAGGGTCGACCCATCTCTCGACAAGGTGCCATTGCCAAAGTTGTATGCCTGACTCTGCAGGGCGATCTGCGCGGTCTGCGCCCCACTAACCGAGTCGAACAGGAAAAGCGAGTAGACGTAATCATCATCAGGGGTCGCCCGAGTGCCAGCGTCAAGATAGCCAATAATCGCCATGAATAATCCTCTTCAGTTAGACCCGAACGATGGGCTCGTCTCGGGCCTGGGCGGCATTGCCGCAATGGAATGCGCCGGCGGGCGAGCCGTAATTCAGCATGACGGTCCAGCTCGCGCCAGAGTCGTAGCTGATCCACGTCGTGCCGTTTCTGATGTCTTGGCCGTTCTGCTCGGTAGATGAGATCGCTGGACTTCCCCAGCCCCTGGTGGCTATCAAGGTCGCCGGGTGACCAGAGTCGGTGGAGGCGTCATAGCCGTCGCTCTCGGGTCTGACGACCTCAATTCGGCCAACCCGCGGGCCTCTATATTGCTGAGTGAGAATGCCACCGCCAGACGTACCGCCGCCGCGAACCATTGAATCTGTCAAGGCTGACTCGATTACTCCGGCCAGTTCTATCCCACCCTCAAGGTCGAATATTGCGACTGCGAGATTCCCGTGCGGAGTAAAGAAAATGTCGTCCTCTTCAGGTGTTGTCCACTCTGAAGATACGTAAAACATAAACCTGCCATTACCGATGTAGGAGACCTGGCCGTCACCTGTAGGCATTGTCCAGTATCGACTGGTATCGCGGTCGTTGGGATCTTCTGCGTCAGGATCCAGTGTGGGGTGATCCGTGTACTGAGCCGTTACTGCCTCGTCGAGGGTGCTTGATATGTTCTGAGCAAAGCCAGGCTTGCCTGAGTAGGCGACAGATGCGCCTGATCGATTCGCAACCACGATACTCAGTAGGGGCGAACTGTCGGGGATAAAGGTTGAGAACAGCACCGAAACCATCACCTCTCCGTTGGTAGCTGATCCGCAAAAAAATCTCATCTCGTCGTCGCCAGCGTCGAACTTAACGTCATGCCCGTATTGGTCCGTGATTTGTTCGCCGTCTTTATCGTAGATGTCCGCTCGGAGCCGGGTCTTTTTGATGGTTTGGGATCGACTCCCCCCACCGATAAACCAGCAGACATCTACGAATAGGTTTGCGCCCTCTGTAGATGGAGTAGGGCTATCCTCGTACTGCTTGGTTCGCTGGACATAAGAGATATCAATCATCACCCCTTCGCCGGTATCCAGCATCACCGGAGACGACTTGAAATGATGATTTGGTTGATACCATGTGCCTGCTGGCTGAGGATCATCCTCTTTCTCTGATACCTCCCATGGGTGCCGATCCTCATCAGGGTCGTCAGCACCGTCGATTTTGTACTGAGCGGTAATCATTCCATCCAATCCGTTGACATCTACCTGGCAAGCCCATAGGCCCTTCGATCCAGAGGCGGTCTTGAAATTGCCGCCACCCCACCCATACTCGTCTGGCGTGTCATCGGTGTAATACGGTCCACCTACGTCGTACACGACCTGCCCTGCTACGATCATCCGGTAGGACTGCTGGCCGTCATCATCGACGTATGGCTGAGGTGCCGAAAAGGTCATCCATGGGTAGTTTTCAAGATCCCACGTCGCCTCATAGTTTTGCGAAGGCACCCCCATGCGCCGGACGAATGCCTTTGCCCCAACTGCAGCAAGGACCGACTCCCCGATTTCAAGTGACCAATGGATCACCGGTGAATTTACGTTTCCCTGGCCTGAAAACTGCCCAGGAGTATCGGTAGGCGTCCACAGCACATTGCTTGGGCTTAGCACATGGATGGCATAGACGAATGGATCGCCCTCCCTCGCATAGGACAGCGCCCAGCTCAGCTGATTGAGGGACAGGTACACGGCCGCAAACCCGTAGGCACACCCAGCCCCATTAAACGATGTTCCAACCCCCCAGACGCGCGTAGCCACCTTGTTGCCAGCCCCCTCCGACCCAAGCTTGATGAATGTGTAAGGCCCAGCCAAGGCCGGCGGATCATCTTGGCTCTCGAGTACATCATCGATCGCGCCTGGCATGTAGGTATCACGCCCCAGAGGGAGCGGCTGCACGTATGCAAACTCCAGATAGACGTTGCTACCGATGATGTAACGCCCCGGCAGGCAGAGATACCCTGGGCAATCCAGAATTATCGCGTTCAGGTGCACAGAATTTCGCACCAGCGGCGACTGCAAGTGCGGCGGTAGCCCTGGCACATCTGGCTGGGTCTGGTTTTTCTTTGCGATCAGGATGTATCCCGACATGACTTTCTTTGAAGAAAGCGCCGGGCCATTACGCTTCCCTAAAGACTCGGCCATATCGACGACGGTCTTTGTCAAAAAAAGACCGGACGACGATATCGATCGACGGACGACGGCCATTTATTGGCCGCTGCCGGTTGTGATGTTTGCCTGAAGAGTCCCTGCCGCGCTTGCCGCGCCGTTGGCGATCGCTGCGAATGCGTTAGCCGCCGTAGCATGCGCATTGCCTGTGGAGTTCGAACCGTTGTTGGCAACTCGGTTTCGGTCGATATTCCCGTCGACGCCTGCCTTCGTCTCTGCCGCCCGGAGCTTCAACTGCTCAAGGTTCACTTCAACGCTGTAGTAGCTGGCCAGGGCGTTATAGAACGACTGATAGGCTGAAGCCTTGATCTGCGCGGTTTGGGAATCGAGCTGATACAGTGCCGTATAGGAGCGGAACAGATCGGATGCGGCGCCGAGAATGCCCAGCTTGAGCTGATTAGCGAGCTGTACGGCCTGCTGGAGCAGTTGCACCCGGATGTCCGCGTCCTTTTGGGTCTGATCACGGTTAACGTCGAGCACATTGTCAGTACCGCGCCGCTCTGAGAATGCGATCTGATCAACCATCGCGCCAGGCGGGAGCGAGAACCCACGGGCCGAAAACGTCGCTGTTATGGTTGCCGTCTCGGACCGAACCGTCCGCGATGCTCGATCCCGCGCATGATCCCAGACCAGGTCGAAGATGGTGGATGCCGTGCCGAAAGGGGTTACGCCGCTGATCACGCCGATCAGGTAGTCCTCAGGGATACCCTGGAAGTCACCACTGATCGACGGGAAGTAGGTCTTCATCCACTCAGCAACGTTTCCGTCAATGGCCTGGACGTTGGTCGCGGCGTTGTCCGTGCCGCCGAACAAGTCGCTGAACTTGGGCGGGGCCTCCAGCGCGATGTTGCCAACAGTGTAGGAAAATGGCGTTTCCTTCAGCGTTGGTTTCGATGTGATCTGAATCCGACCGGCGCTCCCCGAGGCATAGCTCAGAGACTGCTGAGCCAGCGAAAATAGCTGACTGGTTGTGCTGTCGATGGTCATCGCTTGGTTCTCCTGGCGCCGGTCGCGGCCACCCATTCAATATTGTCGATCTCGGCGTAGCTGGCCTCTTCGACCTCAAGGCGTAGATGCCAATAGCGCGACGACACGCCCTTTGCCGTGTTGATCCTGGATTCTGAGCTGTCGCGCTGAATCAGTTTGTAGGTGATTTCACGACCGTAGTCGTCCTTCAGCCGCGCCAGGGCCTGGCCGTCAGTGGTGATGCCGAAGAAGATGTTTTCCAGGCGCTTGGTTCGGGCCGTGCCCTGATCCTCGGCGGCGAAATCGATCAGGAAGGACAGTAGCTTGCCGTCATCCGTATCCCCGCCGATCTTGTAGAGACCGTCCTGGCGAACCCCGTAGAGCACTTGCCCCACTCGGCAAAAGCTGGTGAAGCCGAATCCCACATACCGAGTGACGGCACCGGTAGCGATGTTGGTGGCGTACTGGATTGCCTCGTTAGCCGCGGCGTACTGGATTCCGCCGTCGCTGCCGGTATAGGAGCTGTTGGTGATGCGATTGCGCAGCGAGTAATCGCTCAGCGTCAGGCCGCCCTGGATTAGTGCTGTGATGAGCAGACTCGCGTCGGTCCGGTCCGAGATGACCAGCATTTCAGCAATGCGGGCATCAATCGCGATGAAGAAGTCGATGACGCTTCCGAGCCGCAGCTTCTCGTTGATCGTGGCGAACAGGACGGGCTGAAAGTACGGCTCAGACTGTGCGATGATTCCCTCGACCAAGGAAACGTCGAAGAAGTTATCGGTGTCGTAGGCGCTGATCGCCGGGACATCCATCACGAACCGGATGCCCGATTGGAACTCTTCAGACATCCTGGCGGTTGGCGTAACGTCGAAATTCAGCACGCCAGGATCAATCGACAAGCCGATATCGATCGCGCTCATGACCAGATCGAACTCTGTGGCGATGCCATCAAGGCCGATGTCGGGCACCACGATGGGTTTGGCATTTTTACCGGAGGCTGTCCCGCCGAGCAGATTCACCTCAAACGAGGATCCAGAATTAGCTGCGGTTGGAGTGCCAAGGCTCAGCGGCGCAAACGACGATCCAGAATTCGAAGTGCCCAGTGTGGGCGAATCCACGTAGTCGCCGGCCGTATACATGGCCGCAGTCAGCTTCTTCGGACCGCTCGATCGCTGGCCGCTGGTGTAAGAGTTGATCCCGGCTCGGTAGGTGACGACCCCTGCTATGCGCTGAATGACTAGCGCTGAGGCATCATCAGCACTGATCGAGAGCGTTGCAAGCTCGATGCCGGACTCATAGACCTTAATGCCACCTCCAGCGCTATACAGGCCATGCTGAATGGCTGCGAAGTCGCCGATCGATACAGAGTCAGGCGCCAGCCCGCAAATCACTGCGCCGCTAGCGGCATATGGAAGTTGAAATGAAACGCTGAAGTCGTTATCGACAGAGTCAACGCTGCGCGCACCAGAATTCCAGCCAGTGAAGCCCTCGGTGATGACCGATGCCTCGCGACCCGCAACCCCTTTGACTGCGGGATAGCACACCGTCACTTTCGAATTAGGGACCAGAAACGGGTAATAAATATTGTCGATTACGGTCTGCCCGTTTTCCTCATGCGTATCCATGCGCACTGGATATCCGGGCGCCACTTCATAGCCGAGGTTGATCACGTCAGTAACGAGGAAGTACTTCACGGCATTGCCGGTGGTCGTCACGCACCGGGCCGGAGTTGCGACCACCGCCGGGATGGCGGCAATGAACGTGACCTTGCCTTGCTTCGTCAGTCGGTTAGACATGGCGGTCTTCCCGATTAGCCGGCGGCGATAGAGGCCACGAAGTAGTTGAGTTTTCGTTGGTCGCCGGCCGTCCAGGTCGTGCTGCTGACAACCAGATCGGCGTCGACGAGCCCGATACCACCCTGAAGGCGAGCAAGGGTCGTGCTGTCCGTGTTCGCGTCAGACGGCAACTGCATACGGAAGAACAGCGGCGTTCCGGAGGTAACGATGGTGCCCTGCCAGACTTCAGCGGCATTCTTCTGAAGCGTGCCGCCTGATGGCGTAGCTTCAAACGAAACGCCTCCACCATTGCCATCCAGTGAGTAGGTCAGCAGTAGTAAGGCATCGCCTGGCAATGCCGCGTCGGCTGTCGCTGGCTCTGTGGCCGCCGAGTAAATGTTGATTACCGTGCCAGTCAACGCCGCCCTGAACGACCCGGTTGCCAACATTGAGTTACGAAGACCAGTGCTGCGCTTCATGACGCGCCCCCCAGGGTGATATCGCCCGCAGCGATGGTGAAGGTGCCGGAAGTGACGGTGACCGGCGCGGTCAGAGCTTGGCGCTCGAATGCGTTGCCGCCAGTCGAGGCCGACCACATGGTGATATGGGTCAGCGTGGTCGAAGCGGTGACGCTGAAGCTCAGGCCTGCCGCCAAGATCGCCGTGCCGGTCGTAGTGTTCAGGGTGAAAGTTGCCGCCTGCCGGTTATAGCTGCCGCCGGATACTTCACTGGCCGCGCCGGTGTCGCCCGGGTTGGCTGAGTGCAGGCCGATATAGACCGTTCCGCCAACCAGTGTCGGCAGAATCGAATTTCGTGCAGAGAGGGTCAGGCTCATGGCTCAGCTCGCCGACAGAAGAGAGATGGCAACGCCCAGGCGGAAAGTTGAACCGGCCGGGATGTCGTAGGGCGAGGCGAAACGCGAGATCGACAGCAGAATACCCGCGTTCGCACCCTTGCCAGAGTTCGATACCAGAAACCCGCTGTACAGCCGGGTCGCTGCCGGGAATGTGAACTCGGCCTTGGCATCGAGGTTGCCCACCATGGACACGCCGTCGTAGGTATTCGACCAGGTGGGCCGGGTCGCCTGGGAGTAGCCGACGCTCTCGCCCACGGCTACCGGTAGGTCTGCAGACGTGGTCGCCGAGGTCGGCACATAGTTGGCAGCACCAACGCCCACGTACCAGCTTGAGTTGATCGTGCCGGTGCCGCGCAGCAGGCCCACAATGTGGTCAATACCGCTCTGCGGGATGATGTTGTGGTCGGTGCGCGAATAGATCACCTCGCCAGACGGCGACACGACCTCACCGGTAAAGACAAAGCCGAACTTTGCCAGGCCTTCCGTCATGCAGGTCATGGGGTGACGATCTCCGCTTCGTAGTAATCGGTGGCGGCAAGCGGGTTTGGTCCGCGCTGACCGGCCATAGTGGTGACAACCATCTGGTTGCCGTTGTGATCGATGACGCCTGAGGCGCCCGTGGTGCTCATGTCGGGGATAAAGTTGCCCTGACTGAGCAGCGTGACGCTGCCGTCCAAGGCGCCGACCGCGAGGCCGTACTGGGTCATCCATGAGGCGCGGCCGTCGGGCAGGATGGTTCCTGTGCCCGGGATGGCGCCGTATTCGAGTTTTGTGGTCTGCACGACTGCATCGCCAGATTCAGGCGATTGCAGGAAATAGGTCTTATCGGCGCACACAAACACGCCGCCATTCACTTGGATGACCAAGCTGATGGCTGACGGGTACTGGAAGAAGGAGTTAGCCATGCTGAGCAGGTGCGGGCTCATTGGCGAGGTGTGCCAAAGCGTTTTACCATCAGCGATGAGCAGGATGCCGCCCAGCGCAGCGATGTGGTCGCCGCCCACCGGCTCGCGCAGGTTCAGCGTATCCAGGCGTGCTGTGTCATCACGAATGGTGCTGACCGTATAGCCGCCGGAGCCTTGATATTGCAGATAGAGGCTTTCGCCACTGGAGGTGCTGACGTACAGCCGCGCCGTGTAACCAGCCGGTGGCGCCAGCGAGAACTGCAAAGACGACTTGGCCGGAACCGTCACCTGAATGGGGTTTACGGTGCCGCCTTCTTCTCCTTTGGCATTCACCAGCGTCATTGCAGCTTGATACAGGCCTGCCGGGATGCCGCCGCCACCAACGCCAGGGTATGGCTGATTAACGACGGTGGGCACGCCCCAAGGACGCAGTGTCGATCCATCAAATCGCAATACGTCGTTCGCGGTGCAAAAGAACAACTCTTGATTCATCACAACGCCAGCCAGTCGGCCTCCGCCCGCGATAGAGCCCAGGACTGTTTGGGTGTTGGTCGCGGTGTCGAAGCAGATCAGCGAGCCACCGTCTGCGAACAGGATTTTCGAACCGACTGACAATGCGCCGCGGCCATTCGTGGCTGGACACACCTTGTCGAACCCAGAGCGCAGACCGAGGGTGCCGCCGACCAGAGGATCGAGGTTCACCATGTCACGGACGTAGCCGTCTGGAATATCCCGGTAATTCGCCCGGTTGTTGATCCCGCCCGCCCAAGCGGTGGTACCAGCCATTACCAGTGACTCCGGATCGGCCTGGAGCATGCGCCGCGCCGCAGGATCGAGGCCTCAAGCGCGGACTGGCATTTGCCAAGGAATTCGGCATAGCGGTTGTTGGATTTGGACTTGTCGAACGTCTCGGCATCGCTGACGTTGTAGGCCTTGTAGGCCAGGTACAGCAGCAAGTGGCGGCGCTCAGACGGCAGCATGTCCGGGATGGCATCGCATTTATCGACGTCCTTGACCGGCCGGCGGATGACACGCAGACGAATCTCACCCGCAGCGGCAGGCTTCGGATAAAGCCTCAGGCTGCCCGCACCATCGAAATGGAAGTGAGAACCGCAGCCGTTGAAGGCCAGCCAATATCGGCCTCTGCCGTAATCGTCGCCGCATCGCGTCAGCGAGCACGACGGACTACCCTCAATCCAGGCGCCGACCACATCAATGATGCACGGATCGAGCTGGAAGCAGTCATCGCCAATGCCGTAAGGGATCAGCGTCACGTCGCCCTGGTCGTCGTAGAAGCTCTTGGCATTCTCGGCGAACTCGACAAGCCCCTCATTCACCCAGCGCACCAACTGGCCGTCCGACCAGAAATACGGCTGAACAGTGTCCTTTTCGTCATCACGAAAGGCTTTGATGAGGGACTCGACGGTTTCGTAGGCCATGGGTTATGCCAGCGAGTCTTGGAAGTGATCCCAGGCATCGTTAGCTTGAGCGCGGGTCACGTTGAACCCGGCCTGAGCCTTCAATGCCTTGAGCGTTGGCTTGCCGGTGCTATCGAGATCATCCGCTTCGTCACGGGTAACGATCGCTTCAATGGCCGCAATGATCAGAGCGCCGTTCTCAGAACCGCCTTGATCGTCGCTTTCGTCTTCGTCGTACTCTGCGCCCAGGTAGATGCAACCAGCTTTGAGCGCGTGCTTGTGGTACTTGCTCGGAATGACGCTGCCCGGCTTCTGGTCTTCGGGGTCAATGCGGTAAACGCGCACGCTATGCCCCGACGGCAGGAATACCGGAAAAGATTCGTCGCCTTTTGGCGGGAGGATACGCAGTGCTTCAGCCATGGTTATTGCCCCTTCTCATGATGAACTGCCCCGGCGAACCGGGGCGGTGGTGTTACTCGGAGATTTCGTCGCCTTTACGCTCGACGATGTACTCGACATACACCCGAGCAGCGCCAGCGGTAGCAGCCGCGCCGGTTTGGGCGAATGTCACGGTCACCGGGCCCTGGCCTGGCGTGATATAGCCAGTCGGAACCAGCGCTTTGATGCCAGTGGTCTTCAGGTCGATACCAGAGCCGTAACGGGCAGGCGTGACGCTGTCACCGACACTCAGGGTCGCGGTGGTGGCCGAGTTGTAGGCAGTGGTCACCAACACAAAGGCGCGGATGACCATGGCGCCTTCCGGCAACACCACGACGTTTTGAGTTGCAGTCGTGGCGAAGTCAGCGGAAAGCATCTCGTTGTAGCCAATCAGCGGCCACTGATGGTCGTAATGGAAGTAGTTCATGAGGCCTCCTTAAGCGCCCGAGTTCGGCAGGTAGTGGTCGACAGCGATTACGCCGAAGTCTTGAACCGACTTGTCGTAGATGCTGTAGAACTGCGGTTTTTTGAAGCCGATGAAGCGATCCAGCGAGACGCCCATCTGGGTGTCGTAGTTGAAAAGCTTCTCAACCCAGCCCGCGCCGCCTTGCTCGATATCAGCGAAGCCGAGAGCCTGCGAACCCAGTAGCAGAGTGCGGGTGCCGTTGATGTTGCCGCCAGCGCCCCACTTGCTGCCCGCAGCGGCGCCCAAGGTGGTGTACACCTTGTTCGATTCCTGGATGATTGCGCCGTCCACGGTCACGGTCGCGCCGGTGAACCATGGGTTGTTGTCGCCGCGCACACCGGCATTGGTCAGACCGTTCTGCCACAGCGGGTCCATTTTCAGGGCCGCCAGGGTGCCGGGCTGAACCAGCAGCACGTAGTACTCTTTGCCGTTGGCGATCACCGGACGAATGTGGTGCGACTTCGCGTAGGCGATGAGGTCCACGATCATCTTGTATTTCGGGATGCCAGTAGCCGCGACCGAGGCAGTGCTGCCAGCGATCAAGTTAGAGCCGTCCCAGGTCAGATACCGCTTCGATGAGGGGGCACTCACGTCTTCGGCAAAAGCCAGGCCTGGGAAGGCGGAACCGACACGGGCCGAGCCGTCGGTGTTGAAGTTGTAGGCAATGCCGGACAGGGTCAGGATTGCCAGCTCGTCAACACGTTGAGCCAGCCAGTTGGAAAGACGGCCGCGAGCCATGCGGCGGAAGTCGATAACAGACTTCTGTTCGGCCAGCTTGCCCTTGCTGCGCACTGCGTTGGAGATCAGGTCAATCTGAATCTCCTGGAAGTACGCTTGCATTTCTTCTTCGTTGCCTTCGCGCCAGTTATCACCGGTCACGCCGTCGCCGACCAGATCGGCCACCAGGTTCATGATTACCTGCGTGCCTTTCTCGGTTTTGGTCAGCTCGGTAATGTGCTGGATGATTGCCGATTCGCCATCGCCCAGGAATTTGTTGACGAACATGTCGTCGCGGGCGGCTTCCCAGGTCTTTTTCGACCAGTAAGCTTTTTGCTGCGGCTGCAAGGCCGCGAAATTGGTAGTTGCCATGAGGGCAGTCCTATAAAGGTGGCTTTGTGGTTCTGGGTATGTCGCCACCCTTGCGAGGACAGGTTTGGACGCTCCTGATGCGCTTGAATCGGTCAGCTTTACGCCCTGCTGGCGAGAGACACCGGACTCGGTGAGCGAGCTACGTATTGAGCGGGTCACCCACTTAGGAAGCTGGGTGACGTCCTTGTCTCAATGGCGTTGCAGTTGCGAAATTATGTGGCTGGATCAAGCTGTCAACTAAACAATGTCACCTGCCAGACTGGCCTCATCTTCGGCGGACAAGGACTTGAGGTCTTTGCCGGTCATCTTGCTGACGTCCAGAGTGGAGGCCCTGGCGCCCACGCCATTTGGCTTGCTCGGGACCTTATTGGCCCGATCGATGCCCTTCTGGATATCTGGTTTGCCGACAGGAGCGGCGGCCTCCTTCTCGTCTGGCTTGGCGTAACGCGGCGCGACCCGGGCAACCGCCGCCGCCATGGCCTCAGCAGGAGACTTGCCCTTGCTCATTTGAGACTGATGCCATACCAGCACCTCTTCGATCGCCTCGGGATTGGCGTCGGCGCTCTCGCCATTCAGGAAGGGAAATGCGGAGTAGGCCTTGCTGACCTCAAGGTCAAACTCCAGCTTTGCGCGCTTGGCGTCATCGGCGGCTTTGTTGGTGCTGTAGCGGCGATCAGCAGCAGCCTCGGCCTCGATGCGCGCTGCTTCCCGCTCATGCGTGCGGATTTCAGCCCTGATCGCATTTGCCTTGGTCTTGTCACCGTCCAGCAGCGCATCCTGGTAATTCGCCTCGGCGACGTCGAAGTCGTAAGCGGCGGCCTCCTGCTTCTGCTCATCCTTCGGCGCGGACGCCTCAGCCTTGCCATTCAGGCGGGCGAGCTGCAATTCCAGTTCGTGAACGCGTGCCTCTGCGGCCTTCTTGCCTTGGTTCACTTCGTTGAAGCGGGCATGCGGTACGGTCGTAGGCTTTTCATCCCCGACAATCGAAGCGAGCGTGTCAGCGTCGTATTCGATCTTCGCGCCGTCATCCGTCGCGCCAGAATCATTGCCAGCGTCCGACAGGGAAGCCGCCGGCGCCTTATCTTCCGCACCGCCTTCGTCAGGGTTGAAGTCCTCGCCACTCAGCGCCGCTTCTTCGGCCAGGCGCGCGTCGATCTGCTCTTGGGTCTCTTGTGCTGCTGCGTTTGCTGCTGTGCTCATGGTTTGCCCCTGGGTATTCGTGATTACTTGGTGATTTTTGCCAGTTCGGCAGCTTTTTCCTTGGCGAGAGCCTTCACTGCCGCCAAGCGTTTCTGGTCTTTGTTGATTTCTGCAGCCTCGACCAGTGAGCGAAGGTCTTGTTCAACTTTCCACTTCTGGTCAATTTCGACGTCGGACTTGCTCATGCTGGCGCTCCTTCAATGCGTGGGGTTTCAATGCCTGCGTCAAGGCCGACGGCCGGGCTGGCTGGGGTTAGAGGATTCGTGTTGTGCGGGATATCAGGCGAGGCCAGGACCGTTCCCACGTACTGCGGGACGATTGGCGCGGCGTTGTGGTCTTGGAAGCCGGCTGACAGCAGGAGCGCATCGGCCAGATTCGAGGTGGCCGGTGTCGCGGCAATGACACCTGCGGTCTGGATTGCGCTGTACATCGCAGTGACGGACTTCGAAACGGTGTCCGCCCGGGTGTCGTCGGTCTGCGCGTTGAGCAGATCCAGCGATGCCTTGGATTTGGCGGCATCCACCTGTGAACGACCTGCGTCGGCCTGAGCCTTCAGTGTCTGAGCGGAAATAAGCTCAGCCTTGGCCTGCAGCGTTGGATCGACAGGTGCGGCGTGCTGCTGATCCTGCATCGCCTTGACGATTTCCTGCTTATTCGCAAGATTGGAGTACTGGATGATGAACGGCCACGGGATGTTGGCGCCCTTCTCGTTCAGTTCGATGGCTTGCAGGAACTGGCTGTTCTCGAAAGTGATCTGTGCCGGTGCCTCGGTGACGATGACGTCATATTCGCCGATGGTCAGGTCATTCAGGATGCGCTGGTCAGGCTGCGGCCAGTTCAGGGGGATTTCGGTCGTGGCTTCCTGGCCGGAAGGATCGGACTCGGTGATGCGCATGATGCGCGGCTGATCGTAATAGGCCTGGACCAGCTCAAGAATGCGCGTGGCGACCATCGCCCGTGTTCTGGCAAGGTTATCCAGAGGAACGGCGAGTTGCTGCTGAGCGGCGAACTGGCGAGTCTGAATGGCAATGCCGGAGACTTCGTTGCTCTGGTTGCCGGACATGGCCTGGTTTACGCCGGTTGCCGACTCCAGCAGTGCGGAGGCTCTATCAATGATGCGATCGAATCCGGTCGGCACCTGGTTGGGCTGGATCTTCTGAGGCCTGTCGAGTTGCTCGGTGCCCTTCTTGATAACTATGTGCAGCCCAGTCTCGGCGCCGCGATTAGCCAACTCATCGTCTGCCATGTTCACAAGCGTGCCTGCAACCGTTACCCAGCCGCTATTGGCAGTAGTGTTGATGATGTGCAGGAACTGGCTCATCGACTTGTTCAGGAGTTGTTGCGGCCCAATCGCGTCATCCACCAGGCCACGGGTTTTACCGCGGCGAAACGTGGGGAAGAACGGAACCACGGTGAAATGGTTGAACGGGGACCAATCGTCGTGCAGAACCTTGTCCTTGGTGGTGATCAGCCAGCGGACGCGGCGAATCTTGCGCTTCTGCTGGATGCCGCCCGCCTCTACCATCTCTTGAACGGCCTTCGGGTTGATATCTTCGACCAGCCGGATATCGCCCGTTGCAGTAATGATTACCTCGGCAAGGTCCATCTGCCAGAACTGGCGATCGATGATGCGATAGCGCTTGGTAGACTTGTCGTCGGGGTCATCACCATAGAATTCCGGGAACAGCGAGTCTGATTCGCCAAACGTCGCGCGCTCGATATCATCCAAGACTGGTAAGAAGGTGTCGCCGGAGTCGCTTTCGTCATCGATAGCCCGGGCGGCCTTACTGCCGTGCATGGCCTCGATTTCGATAGCGGTCAACATCCGGGTGATGGTCACATCAGCCCAATCGTCCGGGTCGTAGCTGTTGGCGTCAGGATCAGGGATCACGTCCATCGGGTCGAGAATGTCAATCTTGACCTCACCCAGGATCGTATCCTCGTAGCTCATGCGGATGTCGAAGTACCCGCGCTGCTGGATCACACCATCGCTGAACACCTGAGTTTCTTTGAAGTGAAGCTGATTGTTGTCGGCGATCTGCATAGCCAGCTTCGACAGCGTTGTAGCTGTCTCGGCATCAGCGGCTCCGGAGCGCGGGCGAAACCCGATGTCCATGCGATTACCGATCTGATACCCGACTGCAGCGTTGATCTTGTTCTTGATCTGGTTGAACTCAAGCGCCGGCCGACCCGCTTCGGTGAGGATAGCAACGTCAGCCGCTTTCCACTGGCAGCCGCCGCCCAGGTAGTAGTCCTCGCACTCCCGGGCCGTATCCACGTAGTTCCGGTGACCACGATTCAGCCCGTACTCGTACCGAGCCCAGTTATCCGTCGCTTTTTGCTTGTCGGAGGCATCAGCCATATCAGGCACTCATCGCAGATTTTCGAGCGTTCCGGCGCAAGAGCTTCGCCTTCCAGTCTTCGGTGAATTGATCGTCCGCAGCCACTGGCTCGGCGAATGTCAGGGCCAGGGCGTCGCCGTCGTCGGGGGAGCGGCGCAGTTCCTTCTTGATGACTTCTTTCTTATCCAGCTTGAGCTGACCATTGCTGCTGTACTGATCGCCGCGAGCCGACGTCAGGTCGCCATGCAGGCGGTCGTCGTCAGGGATGCAGGGGGTAATGTCGTCATGAATCCACTCGGCCATCTCTCCCCACATCTCGGAGCGCTTGTTGAAGTACTTGCGCTGATCGGTGGCGGATGCGCCAAAGTTGACGGCGGTGACGCGATCGCCGAAGCCCAACTCGACAAGACGGTCGTAAACCCCGGCACCAATGCCGCCAATGTCGATGAACATCATGCGGATGGTCGGGTCTTCACTGAGCATGCGAGCCGCTTGCCCTGCTACCGCCATGGTGTCGGCTGAGTTGTTGCGCTCAAGGCCCCAGGCAACGCGGCCCTGGCGATGAATGAAAGATGACGGGTCGCCACCACGGCCAGGATCGAGGCCGACGACGTGGGCGCCGATGCGCGGGGCATTCTTCAGTGGTTTTTTGCGCGCCAGCGACACCTTGACGGTGTTGATCAGCGGCTTGTGACCGATGCGCTGGAATGCAAGGTCTACCGTGGCTGGGTATTCCTGGTTGAACCAGTTGTGGTCGCCAGCAAAGTCCGTCTGGATCTTCGCGGCCCGCCAGGCCATCTGTTCTTCATCGAGGCCGTACGCCTCCATGTATTCGTAGTCTTCGTCGGAAAGGTCCAAGCCGTCGGCATTGCGCCGGTATTCCTGATCGGCGAACCAAGGGATGAACACGGCAACGTAGTCAGACTTGCCGACCTCTGCCAGCCCCCAGAAGTCGTGGAACAGGTTGCCCATGCCATTGGCTGTGGATTCAATGATCGATTCGCTATCCTCGACCAACGGAACCGTCTGGCCGAGACCGGCCATGATCTTCTGAGCATTGGCCCAAAACGCCATTTCCGAGGCGTGCAGGTACTGGATGGTGTCGGACCGGCCAGCGCCTGGGCTTCCCGCAGTCGCCACCTTGTAGCCGCTACGCAGCTTTGCGAATGACAGTTCAGTGCCGGAGTTCGCCTTGATCGTCGGGCGAAGAGTGTCGTCGCTCAGCTCAAAGAAGGTCTTAGCCATGCCGAACAGGTTCTGCGTGGCCGCGTCCAAGTGCGTCAGGATCATGGTTCGTTTGCCGAACCCCATGCTTGTGCGCTTGTAGAATCGGGCGGCCACGTAGGTGCTGATGCCCTGCTGCCTGCCCTTCAGCACGATGATGCGCACCCAGCCCTTGTCAGCCTTCTGCTTCTCAATTGCCGCGTGCAGGATTCGCTGGGCGTCGTTCCAAATGAAAGGGACGATCTCGCCTTTCTTCGTGCGGATCTTCAGATTGCGCGCGCAGTAAAGCTCATCGTCGGTGATGAGCTGGCTGAGCATGGCGTCGGCTGACATGGGTTATGCGACCGCCTTTGCTGGGGCGACCTTGACGACATATCGCTTGCCGTCCAGCTCAAGCGGCAGAGTTGCGGCGTTGGCGCCCATGGCGAGCACCAATCGCACAACCTCTTGAGCAGCCGCGCCAACCTGGGCGTCAGCAGCATTCAGCGCCGAGCATGCTTTTGCCTCACTCATAACCCGCCCCTATCTCATTTATCGATGGGGCGACGTTATGTGGCTGGATCGGGAGTGCAACAGGCAAGAAAAAGCCCGACGGGTTAGGCCGGGCTTTCACTCCACGCATCTTGTACTCGCATGCGGCGTGGCGGCGCTGTTTGGTGCAGATGGCTGGCTCTACTAGTACTCAAGCCGAAATTTATGAGGACCATCTGCATTAGAAGACTTCAGCGGGATCTGCTGAAACGTATATGGCTGCCCAATAGGTGCCGCAACGATGAACTGCATTGCCGAGACGTCTGCCATGAGGCCTGCCCAAGCGTCGCCAAGCATTACTATTGCGGTCGGCTGCCGCCCATCAAGCCTATCCTGATTAAGCGCATCAAGAAGCTCGCCAACCATCTCATGTGATTCCTGCTGATTCATTCCCTTCTCCAAGACGACCCTACTTCAGTTGATATCGCACCTTGGCCAAATACTACGCGCAAACGCCAGCGCCCTCCCATAATCCAATGCCTCTTCCAGCAGAATCATGGGGAATGGCCGATAGCCGGGCGTGGTGATGGTCCAGTTCTTTTTTGTGCGCGCCACGATTTCAGTCATGGCGTTTCGTGGCGCGGATCGACGAGGCGACGGCGGCCTGTCGCAGAATGAACGCATTTGTCGCAGCGAAGCAGCGCCCTGCCAAATTCTCCATAGGCGTTATACCCAGGCACGGCCCATACAGCAGGCTGTCCGCACAGCGAGCAAGGCATCACAAAGTCGATCTTCGCCTGTATTTCCTGCGGTGTCGGCATGGCTGGCGTATTGCTAATTCGATCAGCGACAGATTTAAGCAGTCGGGAAAGAGTGGATCTCATGAGACTACTCCCCAGCGATTGCGCGGGCCGTTGCCGATAACGGGCTCCTGCCTGATGGTCGGCGGCCTTGATAACGGCTCCCGCTCAATTTGTACGCTCACCTCATAGCCTGCTAACTCAAACCCTGACGATAAATCCTCAGCATCCTGAGCGGACACATGGCTACCGAACACCAACAGGATCTTTTGCCCATCGCCCGACTTGCTGAACTCGGCTCGTTTGCAGCGGAGTAACGCCTCGATCGCAAGATCTGAATTTACGCTCATCCCTCCCCCTTCATCAGCCGCGCTAGGCGGTCTTCGTAGGATTCTTGGTGCGAGTCTTCATCAATGTTGAAAGCCTGGCGCTGGGCCCTGATGATCTTTAGCTGCGCATCCAGGCCTGTGTTGAGCGAGCGCGCATAGTCTGCATGCGTCTCTTCGTTGACCTTCATGCCCACAAGGCCTTCAGCCAACACATCAACCAACTTCTGCCAGCGATCCAGGGATGCGATATGCCCAAAGACTAGGCTTGCCCCGTCATTGGCTTTAGCCTCAACAATATCGTCATCTTCGCGCACTTCTTCAGGGGCATCAGAGCTGCGCGAAGTAGTGCGCGAAATCTTCGCCCTTGTTGCCGCAGCTACTTGATTTGTAAGGTCTCTTGCCCATTGTGATGCCTTCGCGCGGCTGCGCAACGTGCTCTCACTGACGTCGTGCTTTTCGGCGACTCCGCGCACTGACATTTGCCCTGCGCGGTAGTCCTCTTCGATAGCCGCCCAATTCGGCTCAGGCTTACTAGAAGAGGACATGTTGCTGCTCTTGCTTCCGATGCTTCTTTTCCTCCAGAACACGGAAAAGGTGATCCATAGTTGCTTTGCGGAACGCCCCCTCACTACCAAATGGAATGGGGATCACGCCAGCAGCCTCGCACGCATCAATGATTATCTGGTCATCAGCCATGGTGTGGCATGCAGAGAACACCAGTACCTTTTGCATCCGGCTGATAGCGGGGTTATTCATCCCCACCTGCACTGCATAGCCCATGATTTGGCCGATCCCAGCAAGTACGGATTGCAAACCATTTGAGCCGTCTTTTAGCTCAACCACAGAGATCGAGCCGTCAGCGTGATAAAGCATGAAGTCGATGCGACCACGCCGCACTACGAACTCGGGCTCCCACTGGATTATTTCCGGCACAAACCCTTCGAAGAGATGTATGTGCGGATTCGACGCAACGAGCATCACCTTCATTGCGCCGGACAGGTATGGCTCGCCGCGCTTATCCAGGTATTGATAAAGAATCTGCGGAATCTCAGCGAGAAGGCACAGCGCTTTGAATTTCTCCCAAAGAGCTGGCTTCAGGCAGCTGTCAGTCCTCTTCGCCAAATCATGGTCCCAACGCTTATCTAGCATCTGCACTGCTCCCGTGCTTGATTGATCGATTACAGCGCTTTCTTGGCCAGGGCGATCAGGTGGTCCCATTCGGCCTCGATGTCGTGGCCCAGAGTGATCAGGAGGGCTTTGAGCTTTCCGGTGTCGACGGAGGCTTGTGGTACTCCGGTCGGGGTGGTGGACTGCAGCGGCGTGGCCGGTGTCGGGCTGGCAACGCCGGTCAGCGAGAGGTTGTTATCAGCAGCCGGGGCGGACGCCAACGCAGGTTGTGCCGATACCGAAATGCCGGAGTTTGCTGGTACTACTTGTGGTTCGTTGTCCATGGGTAAGTCCTCTTGATGTGGTTTGGGCCTGAATAGGTTGAGCCAGCTCATTCACCCTTTCGGCGCTCGGTCTGGGTCTCACCTGGCCCGAAGTTGACGCAGTGCTCACAGTTGAGATGACGGCAGATCCAGGCCTTGACGGTCAGCCAGTAGGTGACCATGAAGATGTGGCGCACCCCAGCAAGGGCCAGGGCAGCGTGAAAGGTGACACCCGCGACCGTAGGGGTGATGAAGAACGATTCGTCGCGCTGGACGATCGCGTAGCCCGCCATGGCGATGGTTGCGTAGATGCACTTGCCCACGATGCCGTCCCGAACCTTGGGGCTGAGCATTGACCACAAGGCCCAGGCTGAAATGATTGCGATGAAGGTGGTGCTCAGGAATTGAAGCGTCATTAGCTGCCTCCTCCGAACTTCGAGCGTATGAGCGCCCAAAGGTCAGCGGCTTTAATCGCCCGGTTGATGGCCGTCATCAGGGAGCCACCAAAGGTCCCCAGCAGAAAGCCAACCCCGGCGACATTGCTGGGCTCCGTGATGCCTAAGTGCGAGCTGACCATCCCCGTCAAATACAACGCACATGCCACGCCAGTGATCATGAAGATGATCCAGGCGCGATAGTCGACCAAATCGTCTCGGTGCCACCAACTGGCGACCAGTGAGCCGATCAGGCCTGCGACGATTACGTCGATTTTCTCAAAGAGCCGATACACGAACTCCATGTCCGGCCCTCGCTGTGTGATTGGTCATCGTCGGCCCTTGGGCTTGATTGCTACTTGCCATCAAGGCTATGTGGCTGGATCGACGATGCAACAGGTGATTAGATCAGGCCAAATGACTTCGCCAGTTCCACTGCTCGCGGCTCGATGGCTGCGTCAAACTCGGCGGTCATGAGAACGATGCTAGAAATCTCGATCTCTTCCTCTTCTTCTTCCTCTTCGTCACCTAAGCCCTCGAGGTTGTTGAGGTCGAAACAGATGATGTAGGGATGCTTAAGCGAAACCTCCTGGCACAGATCGTTGTACGCGCCGCGGAAGGCCCGGCCCTTTTCGCTTTCATCTTCAAAAATCGCATTGGGCAGGCCATGGATAGTTTCAGGCTTTCCGCCCGCCTTGGATTTGATCAGGCCTTCCAGCACCTCATCGCTTGGCAGTTCTGTCTCGAGGGATAGACTGGAAAAGTGGTAATTGCCTACTTGACGCCCTTGGATTTCGCTCATGTCATGCCCCTTTTCGTGAATGTCGAATGACGAGCCTCAAGCTTCTGTGGCTGAATCCACAACGCAACACTTGCCCTTCCCGATCAGCCACATGTACTGGCCGCTCAATCCACAGGGGCACTCCACATGACACAACGACAATTCAGCAGTAACACCCGCGATTCGGCTTACTTCGCAATCACTGAAGTGATGGCGCTGACCGCCGACGCCATGGACCAGGGCGAATCCGACGCCCTGCTGGTGATCAGCTTGTCCGGCAAGAGCGAGAACGCGCTCATTGGCGGCACGCTTGATTCTGAGAAAATCACCCGGCTCCAGGCATTGCTCGACGAATTGAAGTTCCGCGCAGCCAATGAAGGCGACGGCGACAAGGTTCTGCACGTCTGGCGCTAAGCATGCATCCTCCAGCTCGACATGAAGGTGGTCCGGCGCAGCTCCGGCTTCAGGGCCTCGGTCCAGCCATCTCCGCGAAGACGGCGCATCTTCACCGTGTTCCACTTGATGCCCAGCCTGGCCGCCCACTCGGCGGCCGGAAGGGTTATCCCGTCTCGGGTGATTGGTGTAGCCCCGGCGCAAGTCGTGTCCCGGTGCGGCATCCGGGGAATGTAGGTAGCCAACGCCAGAACAGGCGCAGTGAAGTCGATGCACAGTTGCTCAGGCTGAGGGCCTGATTCGGCCCGGGCCTTCGGTACAAGTCGAAGGCGCGGACGTACTGACTGAGCTGGCAACTCGAATGACATCTGCTCTGGCATGGTCTACCCCTCCGTTAAGCGGACTTCTTCAGCTCTCGCGTTTTTGCTCGGTACTCGGCCTTCAGCGCCTTCAATTCCTCAATCGTGTAGCGCCGCGGCTCGCAAGGTCCGATCAATTCCTCTACTGCCCGCAGCCCGATCCGACGCTCCAGCTCAGGCCTGAATCCCAGGATGTTGCCGCTCAAATGGTTATTACAGATGGAGCAGGCCTTATGGACGTTGGCCGGGTTAAAGCGGTGCTCTGGCGACGATCCGACGCTGAGAAAATGCGATGCGTGCCATTGCCCCTGCCAGGTCGCCGGCTTACTGCAGCTCACGCATCCAAGATCGGCGTCACGTAGGCGGATCCACTGGTTAAAGGCTTGTTGGGCCTCGCGCATGTGATCAGCCCGCGACTTCACCCTCTCCTTCGCCGCCCGGTGCTCCTTGCGCCCCACATCAGCCAACGCCTTGCGCGCCTGCACCAGGTTCTCTGGCGGCAGAGCTATGGCGCAGGCAGGGCTGCATACCTTTTGACCGACACGCGAAGGCTGGAAGGCCTCCGTGCAGTTGGCGCACTTCTTCTTGCGGGGTGTGCGCGGGTTTATGCCGCTGGCCTTGAGGGGGACGGTTCGTTTCAGTTCCGTGCGTCTCATGCCGGCACCTCGTGGGACTTCTGCAGGTCAGGGGCGAAGTCGCCGCGCAGGGGCATCAGCAATTTCTCCGCTATTAGGCAGCGAGGATGTTCGACGAGGGTCTTGTTTAGGGTCAGCGAAACCAAACCTTCCGCCTCAACTACCCAAGCATTCATATCGCCTCGGTTGAACCATGGCCCATGTGCCGAAAACGAGTCTCCACCCGGCCCTACGCACTCCACCAATTGCACGCATCGCCCCACCATTCGCGGCGCCTGCTGGCATGCAACGATCAAAGCTAAATCCCCAGCCTTGAATTGATTGCTCATGCAAAGCTCCCCATCTGATCAGCAGCACTCAGCGCGTCCTGCTCGCTATCGAAGTGGGCCGACAACACCAGCCGCCAGCAGGCGCTGAACACGTCGCGGTAAAGCGGCTCGAACGCCAAATCGTCCATGGATGACCAGCTGATCGACTTGGCCTCTTTGCGAATGCCGTCCGGCGCCTGCACCAGGTGGAAGTGGCCAGCCTCGATCGTCACCCACTCGCGGAATGCTTCGCGGCTCTTGTCGACTGCCGGGAAGCGCTCAGCTCGGTCCGACTCCAGCTTGGCGAGATAGGTCGCTACGGCACCGGTCAGCTGCCCCGGCTTGCCGTTCAGGTTCTCGAAGTACTTGGCCAGCCCCTGGATGCCACGCATCTCCTGTCGGGGGATCAGGCCGCCGACCGGCTCCCAGTAATCCCAAGCCAAATCCAGCATGGCGAAGAACTTGCCGTGGAATTTTGCGTTCCGCATCTTGGTGAACTTGCCGTGGATGACCTGGCCCAGCTTCCATTTCTGGGCCAGTTCGCGGTCAGCTTCTGTTGCCGGGACCAGGCCTTGGGCGGTGCGAATGAGCGCGAGGTCAGCCATTGCTCTGCCCTCCCTGCCCCATCAGCCGGTCACATTCGGCCGACAGGTCGAAGTCCGTCTCATGCGCCTTACGGCCCAGCGCGACCATAGTGCGGATTGGGCAATCGACCACGAAGCGATATCGCTCAGCATCTTTCCGCAGCCCTTCGCACTCAGCCTCGAGCCGTGCCACCTCATCGCTTGCCGACGTGGCTGCATCATTCAGATGCGCAACCGAATCACACAGGGATTTGTAGTTTTTGGCCAGACTCTCGTTATCCGCAATCAGCCCCAGCACTGCGGCAGGATTGGCGGCGGCCTGCATTTCCAGCAGTCGCGTATTCCATATCGGCCACGGCTCACCCGCTTCTTTCCAGCGCTGTTCCTGGTCGATGGCGGCCAAAGCCAGCGCCTTCAGATCTTCATTGGTCATGGCTGAACCTCGCGCATGAAATTCGCCATGTCGCCCATCTGCTGAACGATTGCAGCCTCCTCGGTAGCGACTGACAGAGATATCTTCACCTTGCTTCCGATGCAGCGTCGGCAGTCCACGCGAGACCACTCGCCAGACAGGTTGCTAGCTTCGCCAAGCCAGGTTCCGCAGACCGCCTGCTCTTCCGATTCGTCTTGGGGATGTGGGCAATAGTGAGTTTTCAAGGCATAAGCTCCTTCGGCACAGACACGACAGGGCCAAGCACAGAGGCAACGCTGGGCTTCACATCCTTCAGCAGGCGCGCATTCAGGCAGCCAGCCTCATCCCGAACTCTGACAAACACGCGGCTCAAGTTTTCGTTGCCGCCCAAGTCGCCCCAAGCGTAATAACCGGCAACGGTGTGCTCTACCCATGCGTCCGGGCGGCCCAAATGGATCAGCACGTTGCTGCCAATCGGGGGAAGTTGATCGCCATCAACCGCGTCAAGTGGCGCAGCGTCTAGACATGCCTGATCTATAAACTCGGCGCACTCCGCATGCTTTGTCGCCAGTTCACCCAGGTCGACTTTGAGCTGGTCGCGCTCAATCTCTAGGCCGAGCATCAGCCGAAAGCGAGCCTCAAGCAGCTCGATCAGGTGGTCGTTGTGGCCCTGCAAGTCTTGGGCATCACGCGCCTTTAGCGGATAACCGCTGCGCACTAACTCGCGAATCTTGCTGATATTTTCTGCTGAGAGATTCATTGCGCAGCCTCCGGCCCTTCTGGGCATGGCATCCAATGGGTAGGAGCTTCTGAACCTTCCATGCGATCAACGCCCCAATGGCCGAAGCCAAATGCATCGATGCGGAACTGGGCCTCTTCGCCGCCATCCCACTCGTCGCGCTCTTTGTCGGTCATGAATGAGTCGGCATCGGTCAGGCGGCCGGGGATCACGCCGTTGCGCTCTTGGAAAAACAGAACGTCGACATGCTTGGGGCAGGTATCCATCGGCTGCCATGTCGGTAACGAGGTGCGGGAGGCCTTCCATGCCGACCAAGCCCAAAGCGTCTCCATTTCTTCGTAGATGTCTTTGCGACTGCAGTACAGGTCAAGGCCTCGACTCTCGGCCCACACTTCAAACTCTTCACGCATCTTCGAATCACTCATAACCAACCTCCTGGCGCGATGGCGCTTTCCACTCCCAAAAGGGGCCTTTGTTCTTCATGACGCCCTTACGCTTGAGACGCTGGAGGGCTTTGCTCACTTCTTCCCGGGTGACTCGAAGGGCTATTGAGCAGATCCAGGCAGTGGCGCCGCCTTGCTGCTGGTAGTAAGCGAGTACGGACTGGTCGAAGGGGGTCATTGGGCAACCTCCACTGCTTCCGCTGCGGCTTCCAGTTCATCAAGCTTCGCCCATGCCTTGGCAACCATCTCTTCATGCTCTGCTGGCGTGCTGACCGGCATTGGAACGAACAGAACGCCGTGCTTGGCGAAGGTCTGCGCCAAGATCAGTGCGGCACGGATACTTTTCACGTTACTCATCAGAACCCCTCCTTGCCGCGCTGTGATTCCCAGTCGAACTTGACGGCAATGCCGCCTCCTTCGCGCAAGCGATCCATGCAGCGGTCACCGATAGCGATCGGTAGCTCATGGGCCTCAAGGTTAGAAATGATCACGGTTGGGCGAAGCTGCTCGTAACGGCCGTTGATCACGGAAAACATCGTGGTCAGCTCGAAGTCGCTAGGCTGTTGCTTGGTCACGCCGATCTCATCGAGGATCAGCAGTGACGGCTCGACCAAGCTGGCGATGATGTCGGCCTCGGACTGGGTGCTGGTCTTGTCGTAGGTGGCCCGAATCGTCTGCAGGACAGCACCGAAGGTCCGGTAGATCGCCGTTCCCGTGGTTGTGCGCATGATTTCGTTGGCAATGCCGACAGCCAAGTGGGTTTTGCCTGTGCCGGGCTTGCCTAGCAGGAGCAGGCAGCGACCGGTTTCGGAAATACTCGCGAACTGCTCGGAGTACTTGCGGCAAACCCGAAGGGCTTCCTTCTGCCCTGGGTTGGTCGCTCGGTATTCGCTCAGAGAGCGGTCAGCAAAACGCTTGGGGATTAGCGCCCCGCCGAGCTTGCGTGCCATTGCCATCCTGCGATCGCGCGCCGCTGTCTCGGCCTGCTCAGCCTCTTCCTGCGCCCTGCGAATGCTTGTGCACTCTGGGCAGCCGGTCCTGAACTCGCGATCGAGGATCACAGTGATGCGCTGCTCGAATGGGCCATGGTCTTCGCAAATCGCCTGATGCGAGCCGCGAGCAACATCGCTTAGCGAGGCGGTCGACGGTGTGGAGATGTCAGAACGCATAGGTGCCGTCCTCACGAGCAGTCAGGCCCGCCGTGTAATCTCGCTTGTCGAAGCCGGTGTGACGGCTGAATGGCAGGTGATGGACGTTGCTCGGGGTCGATACCTCGTCCTCCCAGCGCTTGCCGTTGAGCCATGTGGCCGGGTGCGGGATGAACTGGCCCTGATCTTTGGTCCAGCCCGGTGTCAGCGCGTGCGAGGCCAGCGCTTTCAGAATCTGGTCGAACAGGGCTTGTGTCAGCTTGATCTTTGCCCAGGCCTTCTCGGCCTTGTCCTTTCCGACCTTGCGCGGGTAAAGCTTCCAGAACCGGGCAAACAGGGCCGCGCGATCAACCGGAGCGGGCGACGGGTTGAGGGAATCAGGAATCAGGAATCCGGAATCAAGAGAGAGGGAATCAGCAGGGAAAGAACTGTGCGAGTCTGGTGCTTGCACGGTGCTTTCCTCATGCTTTCCCTGAGAGCCTTCTACTACGGGCATTTCAGGGATGGTGCTCTTGGCTTCCTTCATGTGAGGGTTCTGGTGTTTCGCCCAATTGATGATCTGGATAGCCTGAACGTCGCCGACGGTGTAACGCTTGATGAACCCCAAATGATCCAGGTCGGCGAGCATGCTTTCGATGTCGACGCTATCTGCCGGGAACAGAGCCATTTTCAGTCGGCGTGGACGATCTTCAAGGCGCCCTTCCCGGTCTGCCTCAGTCCACATGCCAATGAAAAGAAGGCGTGTAGCAAAGTCCAGCTCTGCCAGATGCTCGTTCGAAAAGAAGCCTGGTTTGATATTTCGGGATCTGGCCATCATGGGCGTCCTTTGCCGACAAGCTCGGCGAGCTGAAGGAAGCGATCCACGTACCAGTGAGGCTGCGTCTCGCGGGGGGATTGGGGGCTTGTCAGATTCTTGCCATATGCCAGGCCCTTATCAGTGACGGACCAGAACGGCACCGTTTCCTGTTTGGAGTTCTTGCGGGTCATCACCTTCAGATAGCCAGCGTCTTCAAGTCGCTTGTTAAAGGAGACGACAGAGCCGCCAAGGGCGAAGTCCTTCAGTAGGGCAGTTGCGGACTTGGTTGGCATGGAGCTGCCGCCAGCAACATCTGGCGCGGCATCGATGGCATAGCCCGGCAAGAAGCTCGGATCGAGCCCGTTGTTGGCTGCAATTTTGCTCAGGCTCAACAGCTTGCTGGAGTCGGAAGGCTTGAGGACGGCGGTATAGCATTGGAAAATCGCCAACTCCCCGACAATTTTCGGATTGTTTGGGGTGAACTGCGCTTTCACGCTTTCTTCCAGGGCGGTCATCCGGTCGAAGACCTTGGCCTGCAATTCATAGCTGTATGACATTGCGACAAGACATGCTTCACGCTTTGGGAGGCGGTAGCATTTTTGGCGACGGTTCATGGAGTCCAGATAGATGTCGGAAAATCTTCCGGCATCTTTTTTCAGTACCTTCGGCACCTTTTTCATCAGGTCTGCGTGATCAAGGATTGCCTCACCCTCTTCACGCTGGGAGTTGATGAAGTCGACCAACTCCATGCTGGTCATTGAAACTGTGCGCGCCACGTTTTCGTGGTTCGCATTTTGTGGCGCGGGCCGCTTGAGGGCCTGTACATCATGATTCGAGGTATGCATATAATGTCGCCTCAGAATGTTGTGTAATTTGCAGTTGAAAGAGCCGGGATTGCGCCCCGGCTTTTTTGTGCCTGCGATTTGGTGGTCCAGCTATTCGAGGTCTTCATCAGCCCCTCCCCCTCCCTTTTCAGGGACTGTTGAGTCCCGCGCAGGGCTGCGCTTTGGTACTGGCAGGTTTCGGAGCTTTCCGACCCCTTTTGGCCTGGTCTTCTCGAAGAAACGTTCTGTTCCAAGCTGCGCGGCATACTGCTCGGGGGTTACCCCCGCTGCTTTAGCCAGCCGTTCAAGCTTTTCGTAGAGCCGCCCATCGATCCCATGGCAGATCGTGTTTTCGGGCACGTAGGCCTCCTTGCGGGACTTCAGGCCACTTGGTGTTTGTCGGTAACATCGGTCTCGATGATGCTTTCCAATTTTTCTTCGACGCACATGCGCACGAAGACAGCGAGCTGAAGCTTGTGCAGCCTCGCTACCGCCTTCAGCGCCTCGTATGTTTCATCGTCGTAGCGGGACTTGATTTCCCGGTCCTTCAGATGGCGTGGTTCGTCGTACATGCTTGGTTTTTCCTTGTGGCTGATGAAGTGGTTAGGCGGCAGAAAGGGATTGGCTTGGAGGGAACACCTCGTCGAGGGTCACGGCAGCGCCTGAGTTATTCAGGGCAGTCACGATCCGACGACACTCATCAAGCCCAGGCTTGCGGCGTTCGTTCTCGTAGTGGGCGATTGCGCTCTGCGTCACACCAACCGAATCGGCCAGCGCGGCCTGGGTCATGCGCAAGCTTTCGCGGATAGTTTTGATGTTCGACATAGCGGTTCTCCGTTTGCGTAATGCGGATATTACGTTTAGTAATTTTTAACCGCAAGCATCATTACAGGCTGTCAATGGGATTCAGCCCTACAGGTCGTAATAATTAGCGAATGAAGAAATGGTACGAGCTGGCAAAGGCCAGAATGAAAGAGCGCAAAGTCACCCAGGATCAACTGGCCGAACACATCGGCGTCAGCCAGGGCGGCGTGGCTCACTGGTTGAGCGGGAGGCGCGAGCCCACCCTCGATGTGATCGGGCGCATCCTGAAATATCTGGATCTTCCAGCGATGACTATCGCCCAGCCTATCTATGTGCCGCCTGCGATTGAGTCGAATGTCGAGCTTTTGGGCGATCTATCCGTTTGGGAGGATGGTGACCCACTAGACGAGGATGATTGCGAAGTGCCTTACTACGCCGAAGTGGAGTTCGCTGGCGGGGAAGGAATGACGGAAGTAATAGAGGTAGCAGACAGGAAGCTCCGATTCAGCCATGCCACTTTAAAGGCCGCAGGCGTTGACTGCGAGAACGCCGCAGTAGCCAGGGTTAAGGGCAACAGCATGGAGCGCCTTATAATGGATGGCGCAGCCATAGGCTTTGATCGCGGCGACACCTCAATCATCGATGGCGAGATATACGCCTTCAACCATGGTGGCATGCTCCGGGTGAAGTACCTCTACCGAATGCCTCAGGGCGCTATACGGGTAAGCAGCGAGAACGGCGACGAACACCCGGACGAACTAATCACCGCCGAAACCTGGCGCGAGGAGGCTCGCATGCTGGGCCGAGTCTTCTGGTGGTCCACCGTGCGCCGGTCACCGAGACGAAAGTAGACAGCAGCCACCGCATTATATAAGCCCGCCCAGCGCGGGCTTTTTCATGCCTGCGATTTGACCGGCCGAAGGGATATTACGGATGACTGAAAAAATATTACACATAGTATTGACGATGAATATTACACAGCGTAATGTTCACTCCATCGAGCCACTACAGCGACTCGCCAGGGCCTCAATCGGGTCTGCGCTCTTTCACAACTTAGACCGCCGAGCCTTCAGGCATAGAAGGCCAGCAGACCCAACAGGGCGAGCTGCAAACAGGTGTGACGGCCATGAAGCTGTCATTCAAGCGACACGCAGGCCCCAAGCGAAGCGGGAAGCGTGATACCGGATAAGCGACCGGGGCCTGGTTTGAGCACAGATTTCCTCGATGCCCTTGGAGACAGGGGTATCAGGGAAATCAACCGGGAGGGATTCACCATGGTTTACCGCAACGAGAAAGGTCAGTTCATTTCTGAAACCGCCGCCATTGCAATGGATCTTCGCTTTTTCATCTCTGAGTGGAAGCGCTGGGCGATCCAAGCACTTCGCAAAGGCGACTCAGTCGAAGCAAGCCGTTGCTACGCCGAGATGACTGATTGCCGCAAGAAGCTGAATGCACTCGCAGCATGACCGCAGATTCCTGATGCCGCTTCGATGAGGCGGCATTGGAAATCAACGGAGGACCAACTGATGACTACCGAAAAGAGAGCGCCCTACCCGCGCTCAGCCAACAACGCGGACAAGATGAATCTGCCTGAGGGCAAAACCTGCGGTGACTGCGCCCATTGCCGCCGCTGCACTGCGATGTTTGGCCATATCCCTGAAGACGAGTCGTGCGACTGGAGTCCGTCGCGCTTCACGCCTATTAAGGTCATCGCAGCCTAACCCCATTCCCCCATTCGCCTATGGGCAATCAGGAGGTAGAGAGATGGCTCAGTTCAATATCGATTCAAGTCTCAGCAACGGCAAGCGTCTCGAATGGCTTGCTCTGCCAGAGGGCAGCGAGAGTCCAGACGATGTGCTCAGCAAGGTGAAGCAGGCAGCCATCGACAAGTTCGGCGGCATCGTCTTCTTCAACCAGTGGGAGCGCATCGTGGCCAGTAACGGCTACATCACCGTGCGGATGCATGCGTGATGCGGCTGTTCAAGCCCATGAAGGGCTGTCGCGTCTTCACCAGCGACAAACACATGACCAAGCCTGCCGGGGAGTTACTCGGCTGGGTTGATCGCGTCGATGAAAACCTCTGTTACTTCCGCGAGGTTGGCGGCGGTATGGATGTGTTGATCTGGAGGTTTACCAACAGCAGCAACGGCAGCCAGTACCTGAATGCTTGGCATGATTTTGCAACGTAACGCTTTCCTTATGCGGCTTAAGCCTAGGCCGCATCGGGAAATCAATCCGCAAGGAAGCCCCTCATGTCCCTCAAGCAACTCGCAGTACAAGCAGCCCGTAACCATAACCATCTCGCACTCCGCGAGAAACAATTCAAAAACGATTGCCTGGCTCAGCGTGATGTATGGATGCGCCTGGCTAGATCTGTGGGAGGTAAGTGATGAGTGAGTCGAAGTTTACGCCGGGGCCATGGAGCCGCGACAAGTTCGGCAACGTGGTTGATGCCGCCGGTGAGCGAGTCGGATTTCGCGGCGTGACCATCGTTTGCTCTGGTGCTCCGGAGCGGGTTGCCGAAGCTGAGGCGAATACCGATCTGTCCGTAGCGGCGCCTGATCTTCTTGCAGCTGTTCGGCTGATGCTTGAGGCGTATGACGATGGCGTTCAGCCGGATTGGGCGCAACCGGCCATCAAGGCAAGCCATGCCGCCATCACCAAGGCCACAGCCAGCCCTATGGGCAAGGAGTGAGAGAAAGCATCGCCTCAGCCAATTCACAGAGTTGGCTGAAGGATGTGGACGAAACTGCGGCCTATAACCGCCCACCTGCATCACCAACCACAGGAGAAACCATGCTCCAGATCATCCTGATCGGCGCAGCACTGAGCTTTGAGCGACCCGAATCGCTTACATGCCAGAACAGTGCGAGCGCCGAGTTTGAACGGGCATCGCGCCCTGCCGAAGTCTGGCGAACATCCATCGGGGCGGCCTAGCGTTCGGGTGCCGCCGTCCCGCCAACAACCTTCGATACCTGAGAAACACATGAATTGGAAAGCCCGGGTGTTCTCGGGCTTTCTCGTCTTCATCGGAGAGCGCCTCGAATCGTCCGGATCAAATGTCGTTACCGGCGAGACGCTCTACCGATGCAGATGAATGCGCAGGCTGATGCGCAAGTGTAAGACCTGAGGGATCGCGGGAATCGTGGCCGGTAGAGTGAGTAAGCGCCCAGATGGCCACGGCGAGTCCAGGAATAAGCGGCTGAAACCTTCGCCCCGGTGAAACTCCGGTGTCACTAAGGCCGCTAATAGTCGTGCCGGGATCAGCTCCGGTCTCTGCATCACAACGTCCAGTTCGACCGTGGCGAAAGCCCCATAGAGCGCTGGAGCCGGACAGCGTAACCGGCACCCCTCCTACACCCCTACCCCGAATCAATTCGCATGGAAATCCACCGGCTCCTTTGCGGACTACAGCCGTGTTCGGGTTTCCAGCCGAATTGATTCACTGACTGAGGATTGAGTGATGAGTAAAGAAACAGGCGGACCGGTATTTCCTAGCGACTATTCCCTTGAGGAGAACCAGGGAATAACCCTTCGTGATTACCTCGCAGCCAAGGCGTTGCCGGTCGCATGGCAGGCAATGGCTGATGGTTACTTCTCGGCTGATGGCTGGGAAAGCACCAATGAAGGCGTTGCCGTCTGCGCCTACCAAATGGCCGACGCAATGATCGTAGCCCGCAACGCATAACCCAGCCCACTGGAGGCAACCATGAACGCTGCATTGCAGATTGCACAACAGAACTACGACCGCGCGTTGCCTCTGGAGGATGACGGTTTTCTCGAAACTGCAGAGGGCCAAGATTGGGTTGAGCGATCCACGGTCAAGCTGATGGCCGGGCGCAATGTGATTAAGCCCAACCCATGGGGGCGCGACGGGGTTCTGATTGACGAGTTCAAGCTTGTCGAAAAGGTCGCCGAGCATTTGGCTGAGTTGCCGAATGATCACTTCGCAGTCGAGCGGATCCTGATCGAGCTCATGCGCCGCGCTCACAAAGATGACGAACTGTACCGGCTCGCATCCGAGGCCCTGGGCGTTGACGAGGGCGTTGACGAGGGCGAGTGCCGGGTAGTGCAGGACTTGGCGCTGGAGTTGCTATCACCGGTCGCCGAAGAGTATGCCGAAGCGGTACGGGCAGACGACAAGGCCCAGTCGGAGTGTGGATTTTGAGCCCTCACATCCTGATCGACGACGCACTGGAAAGCCTTGAGCACCCAGCCAGCGCCTACGGCGAGACGATTCTGGTGCAGCGAATCATCACCAAGATGATGACCGACCACCTGATCACCCTCGAAGAGTTTTCACACTACTGCAAGCGCCTGAACAAAATCACCGCCGGGCGCAGGGAGGCAGCATGAGCACGCCAATCGTTAAATCCCTGATAGACGAAATGCTCGAAGAGATCGCCGGGGCTAACCCTGCTGACGTAATCCAGCGCGCCGAGCGCCTGGGCTATGTCGGCTGGCCGCTGAAGTCTTACCGCGAGCCGGGCGGGCCATGGGTTCATCGGTATGTGGCGCCAAAGGTTGAGGTGCGGCCATGAGCTCAATTAAACCCTGCCCTTTCTGCGGCTATCCGGCTGAAATTGATACTCAGCAGCCTTACCGGAATTTTCAGTCTGGCGTTCTTGGTTCGGCCGTGGCCGTTTACTGCACCGGCTGTATCGCCAATATGTCCATCTGCCGAGAGGACGTTCCGGACGTCGATGCCGACATGGTGATCAAGCTTTGGAATGCCAGAAATAAAGGGTCGATAAGTTGACCCGCCAGCGCCTCCGCAGACTCGCTTACTGGCGAGGCTCTGCATACGCCCTCCTATTCGCAACTGCCTGGATGCTCGCAAGCGCATACGCAGAGCGAATCACGAACTAGATTTTTTTGCTACTGCTCTAGATAGCTCCAAAATAGTATTTGACGCGCTTTGGAAGCCGCTAAATGAGGGTGATTGCACTTCATAGATGTAACTGAATCTCGCAGTCAAGGCTTTGTAGATAACCTGAATGCCCAGCGATGTAGCCAAGTTGATCATTATTTCCTCTAGCGTTTCTCGCTGATCCAGCCCGGTGTTTTTAGTAGTTGCCCCGTAATAACCATTGCTTGGCGACGGTGCTGGAAGAATTTTAGCTTTTGCCATCATTCGCTCTCCGATCAATAGTTTCGGAATATCCCATAAACAACATTGAACGCACAGCGCCCCGGCAATCGGCATGGCGCGTGGAGATAGTCATGTCCGCAGTTATGAGGCAGGCCGAGAATTTTCCGGCCATTTCCGAGGATGCGCTCGTCGAGGTGCTCAGCGGCAGCCTTTACCCAGGCGCTGCGCACAACTCAGTCGTTATGGTGCTGGCCTACTGCAAGGCGGCGCAGCTCGACCCGATGCTAAAGCCGGTGCATATCGTTCCTATCTGGAACTCGAAAGAGAAACGGATGCAGGACACGGTAATGCCTGGCATTGGGCTGTACCGAATCCAAGCAGCGCGCACCGGCCAGTACGCCGGGATCGGAGAGCCAGAGTATGGCCCTCCTGTGACAGCAAAGCTCAGCGGGGTTGATGTCACGTATCCCGAATGGTGCCGGGTTACGGTAAAGCGCCAGATGAGCAACGGCCTGGTCGCCGAGTACACAGCGAACGAGCGCTGGCTTGAGAACTATGCGACGGCGAGCAAGGACACGGCCGCGCCAAACTCCATGTGGAAACGCCGCGCATACGCGCAGCTTGCGAAGTGCGCCGAGGCCCAGGCGTTACGCAAGGCATTCCCTGAAGTCGGATCAGCGCCTACGGCTGACGAGATGGAGGGAAAAGTATTCGACGACGGGCCGCGAGAGGTGAATTCGCAACGGCAGCCAGAACCATCTCGTGAGCCTGCCGTGCTGGAAGACTACCCAGACGAGAAGCTTCAAGAAAACCTTCCCAAGTGGCGCATAGCTGTTGAGGCCGGCCGATCCTCGCCAGCCCACCTTATCGCCACTGTCAGCAGCAAATACACCCTGAGCGGGCAGCAGATCGAACAGATCACGAATCTCGCGCCAATCGAAGGAGCATCCGAATGAACATCCATAACGTAGCTCAGGGCAGCGCTGAGTGGCACGCCCTGCGCGCCAACTACTTCACCGCCTCCGAAGCGCCAGCCATGATGGGCGCCTCGAAATACCAAACCCGCACCGAGCTTCTGACGCAGAAGAAGACTGGCTTCACGCCGGAGGTTACCCCTCAGCAGCAGCGCATCTTCGATCTCGGCCACGCAACCGAAGCCATGGCCAGGCCGCTCGTAGAAACCATGATCGGCGAAGAGCTGTATCCGATTGTGGGCACGAAGGACAACCTGCTCGCCTCAATGGATGGCGCGACCATGCTGGGCGAGACGCTGTTCGAGCACAAACTCTGGAACGAAGGCCTGGCCTCCCAGGTGCGCGCCGAGCAACTTGACCCGCACTACTACTGGCAGCTTGAGCAGCAACTGCTGGTCAGTGGTGCAGAGCGCGTGATCTTCGTTTGCTCGGATGGCACCAACGACAAGTTCGTCTCCATGGAGTACCGGCCAATGCTGGGGCGCGCAGAACAGTTGGTCGAAGGCTGGAAACAGTTCGCTGCCGATCTGGATGACTTTGTGATCGGCGAGGCTCCATCGATCGTTGTCGGCAAAGCCCCTGATGAGCTACCAGCGCTGCGCATCGAGCTGACCGGCATGGTCACCGCCAGCAACCTCAAGGCGTTCGAGCAGTCTGCCATGGCGGTTATCGACTCGGTGAAAACCACCCTAACAACCGATCAGGACTTTGCAGACGCGAAGAAGGCCGTCAAGTGGTGCGGCGACGTTGAAGATGCAGTAGCGGCAGCCAAGAAGCAGGCGCTGTCGCAAACTCAGACCATCGATGAGCTTTTCTCGTCGCTGGATCGAATCAGCGCTCACGCCCGGGAAACCCGCCTCAAGGTCGACAAGCTGGTTAAGGCTCAAGAGCTGCTGGTGAAAACCAACATCAAGCAGGCTGCTGAGCAGGCGCTCACTGCTCACGTCTTGACGATCAATCAGACGCTGGGCCGCGTAACCATCCCGGCGGTTGCCGCAGACTTCGTTGGCGCAATGAAGAACAAGCGGACAATTGCCAGCCTGCAGGACGCAGTAGATACCGAGCTTGCCCGGGCGAAGATCGAAGCAAGTCAGGTTGCCGACGCCATCCGCGTGAATCTGTCGAGCCTGGCTGAGCTGGCCGTCGATCACACCTTCCTGTTTAACGATGTGCAGCAGCTCGTCATGAAACAGAACGAGGATCTGGTTTCCTTGATCAAGGTTCGGATCAACGAACACGAGCAGGCCGAGGCGAAAAAGCTGGAGGCGCAGCGCGAGCAGATCAGGCAGCAGGAGCTACAGCGTATTGCTGACGATCAGGCAGCAACAGCGAAAGCCGCAGAGGTGAAGCCTGAGCAAGCGGTAGCGCCCGAGCCGGTCAAGAGCGTGGCTCCGGCCGCCACCGTACGACAGGTATCCAGTTCGCCGAAGGTTGCGCCACGCTCTGAGCGCAATCAGGCCCGGGTTACCGATCTTGATGCCTTAGTGAAGGCCGTGGCGAATGGTGAAGCCCCTATTTCAGTGCTCACCGTGAACTGGCAGAACCTCGATGACCTTGTGGAAGTCCAGGGCGACACATTCAGCATGCCGGGGGTAATCCTCGAGAAGGTGGCGGCGTGAGATGGGACGCGCACCGGGCGGCAGAGCCCGAAATAGCAAAATCTCTGCATCTCTACGTCGATGCAGGCGTATTCGCTGCGGCTAAAGCTCTTGGCCGGTCAACCCGCAGCATCAACCGGATAGCAAGGCAGTTCGGAGTCGAGTTCTCCACGATAACCGAGGACTCCATGCGCAAGCGCAGACAGGAGCGGGCCTCGTTGGTCACTCAGGTGCGGGCTTTGGCTGGCACCAGAAGCCAGGCCGAGATCTGCGTAGCTCTCGGAATTACTCGGGCCATCCTTCGCGAGATAGCCGAAATCAACTTCATCGACATAGATAGTCGAAAGCGAGCCAGAAAAAATGATATCCCTGGAACTGAGCATGGTTCAGCACAACAGGATCGCGTCAGCCCAAATCGCTGATGCGGTCGATTCATTCATGCAGCGCGGCGGGCAGATTCAGTTTCTCGAATCCGGTATAGCCCGCCCGGTAGGAGTGGTAGCGCAGTACAACTCGCCCCGCATCGAGCCTCCAAACAAGAAGGAGTCCATGCAGAAGCAGCGCGTGCGTCCGGACATTGACGAGGCCATAGCGAAAGCCCAGGCCAAATCAGCCGCGGCTAAATCGAGAGCTGAGGCACGGGCCTCTCGCCCCAAGGTATTCAGCGAAAGCGAAATGAAGATGGTTGCCCGGGTGAAAAACATGCGCGACCTGGGCGTCACTCGCAAGCAGGCCGCCAAGCATATGCAGATCAGCGACACGCTGATGACGAGGCTGATCAGTGACCATGCCATCGACTATCCCAAAGCCGTGAATGGTCATAAATGAGGCGCGCTTTCAAGGCTCCGCAGCGGCGAAAGCGCATAGCTCAGCACCACCTACCACCAAGCGGGCTATCCAATGACTTGCTCAGTGATCCATACGATAGGCCCGAATGGCGGCCGTACGCTGCCAAAGGGCACTCGCCCGGCGAAACCGGTTACCTGGGCGGTCAGCCTATGGTTTCTGATGCCGGACGGCGAGAAGGCCATCCGCAGCATGACCGTGCCGAATGCACTGATGTTTGACCTTGTTCCGCTGGTCAATGAGCAGGTAGACGCGATGATTGCCGAGATGGGTAACGAAGTACGCGGAGCAGGCTGGACGGCTCATGGCCGGGGCGCGAAGAAAAAGAGGAAGCGGTGATGGCATTAGCTCAGAAAGACCGCGACAAACGCCGTCACGACAAGGCGGCCAGACTTCAGGAAGAGGATCTACGACTCAAGGTCAGACCAGGCACGAAGCAAGCCCTGGCTGAACTGATGGAGTGGTCCGGGCTTGAGGAACAAGGCGAGGCGCTGACACTGATGATTCATCATCTGCATGCGCTGGGGCCGGGAGGCGCGTTGCCATTACTTTCCGCGCCGCGCCACGTTTACGAGGTTTCTCAAAATGTGGCGCTCGCTTTTGAGCGAAAGAGCCTGCGGATGATTCAGCAGGATCCGGGGGATGAGGTTATTGGCCCAAACTAAACCTTTTTAGCTTTGCGAATTCGTTCGGCCCACGCTCCGAAAAGATCTGCCAATTCAAGAATGTCCTTTTGGCTCATGGTCAACGTTGGATGGTATTTACCCTCCGACCATTTCGCGTGGATATCGCATGTGAATTCCTGACTTAGAGGATCGCGCGTTTCTAGGAAGTCGATTACCCGATTTGGGTGCTTCTTATCACTGAGGTCAATGGAGATGTATTCAAGCTCGTTTCCGTATCGGATGTGCGTACCTTTCTCAATCATATAACTCACCTAATTTCCATATTTTCCGGCTCCATGCCGGTCACCCGTAATACCTGAACCCTAATCAAATTGCCACCACGTCGCATCCGATACCGGAGGGCGGCGCCTGTATTGGAGATTGCTATGAGCGCAGTAGCTACCCCGGCATACGGGGAGATTGTCGAGGATGTCTCGGATTTCTTCGCTCCGATGGCAAGTGACTTGGTCGATGGCCTTATCGGTCAGTACGATTCGACCCGCAGGCGCCTAGAGGCGATGTCTGCCGCCGTATCGTCGGAGGCGTGCAGCGGCGTGCTGCACTACTTCGTTGAGGGTAACGTGCGCGATGAGCGCTACACCCTGCCGAAAACCGTGGGTGAGCTGTTCGGCTTTGAGGGCGCCGTGGCCCAGCTGAACGCCGACTTCTGGAACCGCGCGCTGAAGCTGACCGACGTCATCGACTACATGCCGCAGAAGCGTCGTAACGAGTGGTTCGAACAGATAAAGAACCCGATGGGCCGGAAGGCTAACAGGCACAGCCGCGAGCCGGAACTACCGCCGCTGCCTGACTTCGATGAGGCCAGCGTGCGCGCCACCCTGTCTGGCCTGCTGGAAAGCCGCGCCAAGTTCTTCGGCGAACGCGTCGATGGCATATTCCAGGCCCTGAGCCGCGAGCACGTGACCAACTGCCCGCAAGGCTTCAACAAGCGCATGATCCTGCTTCGCGCTATCACCAGCTACGGCACCGTCGACCATTCCACGTCCGGCGTGATCAACGACCTGCGCTGCGTGATAGCCAAGTTCATGGGTAGGGACGAGCCGAAATATGGCGCCACCGATGCCCTCATCACCGCTGCCCGCAAGCACAACGGGCAATGGATGGGCGTGGACGGCAATGCCATCCGCATCCGGATCTACAACGGTGTCGGCACCGCTCACCTGGAAGTCCACCCGGAGATGGCCTGGCGCCTGAACGGGGTGTTGGCCAGCATGTACCCGCTGGCGATACCGTCCGAGTTCAGGACGAAGCCGAAGCGCGCGAAGAAGATCAAGGACTTCGAGCTGTTCGACAAGCCGCTGCCTTTCGTGGTCATCGAGCTGTTAGCGCGCATGAAGCCCGCGAAACGCAAGGTCGTGAATGGTCATCGGGACTATTGGGATGACATTCCGTGCACCCGCCAGTTCGGCTATGGCGAGAAGGACAAGGCCGCGATAGCTCAGGCCGAGAAGGTGCTGGAGGCCGTCGGCGGCGTGCGGGACAAAGAGGGCAACGCGGAATTCTGGCGCTTCGACTACCACCCGGCCGACGTGCTCGACCAGGTCGTGTGCTCGGGCTGCATCCCTGACCACAAGTCTCACCAGTTTTACCCGACACCGGAAGCCGTAGCAGTAGACGCGATTGAGCTGGCGCAGATCCAGCCTGGTCATAGCGTGCTGGAGCCGAGCGCCGGACAGGGCGGCCTGGCTGACCTGATCCCCGAGCTGGCCTTCACGCAGTGCGTCGAGATTAGCGAGCTGCACTGCAAGATCCTGGCGGCAAAGGGTCATTCGGTCAAGCAGGGCGACTTCCTAGCTCTTCCGGTAAATGGGCCGTTCGACCGAATCGTTATGAACCCGCCGTACAGCGAGGGAAGGTGGCAGTCTCACATTGAGCATGCCGCATCAATGCTCAAGCTTGGCGGGAGGCTCGTCGCAGTTCTGCCTGCCAGTGCAAGGGGCAAAGTTGTTCTACCAGGCCTGAAGCACGAGTGGTCAAAAATCTACGCAAACGAGTTCGCCGGAACAAGCGTTTCAGTCGTGATACTCGCAGCAACAGCCTAACCCCCCCACTCCCACGAATCACGCCACCTCCCAGGCGAGGACGCCCCATGTGCAACGTACTTTACCGCGAGGGCGCTGCCTGGGCGGTCGACTCAATCCGCCAGCTTCAAAACTCGGCAGGCAAAGGCGATCAGTTCCGCCAGCTCATCAACTACCTCGAACGCGGGAAAACGAACAAACCGGCCGACTTCGTTCGCGGTGTTGAGTCGGTGATCGATCAAGTGAAGAAAGTGGCCGCATGACAGCGCTACGCCGAACGACTATGCCCACGGAAACCACGCAGCCTGCTCTAGAAAGCGGCAGGCCATTTATGCGAAGGAGAGAATGAATGATGAGTGAATTCAAGCTTGTGCCTGATGAGCTTCTGCAAAGGCTCATTTCTGCCACCAAAGTAGCAAGGGGGGAGGGCTCTCCGACCCAGCGCGATGCCGAAGCCATTCTTAATGCACCGCAACCGCCAGCGCTCGGCGGGGAGCCGGAAGTGTTGGGATACAGAATCGAGTCGCCAGAAGGTCCAGACTTTGCGCATGCTGACACTCAACTTAACCTTGCTTACATCGCCTCGCTGCCCGGGTGGGAAGTAAAAACCCTGATCGACCGCGCTCACGTCGCCCCGCTGCTGGCTGACAATTCCGCCCTTCGCGACCGCATCAGCAAACGCCCGATTGACCTGACCAACATGCGAGCAGAGCGCGACACGCTCAAGGCTGAGCTGACCAAGGCGCGGGAGTTGATTCAAGAGTCAGATGACTTTCTCTACATGCTGACAGCATATGATCACGAAGTAAGATTCTTGCACCAGCACGGAAAAAGCTCTGATGAAGTAGCAGAAGGTTTGCGGAATAAACTTTGCAGCGCCCTTGCAACCCAATCAACGCCAGCCGCCAAGGATGGTGCGCAATGAGCAATCCAGTAGTGACCGATCAAGACGTGGCATTTGCCAGGGCGCTCGTAGCCCTATGCCGCGAGCACAAGATGACCGGCTTTCAGTTGGAGTACCGGCCCAACTTTGAACTGGGCTCTGCTTTGGGTCAGCACGAAACCCGGAAGGTCAATTGGGCCGAAGGTCGTCATGGTGCGGGCAGCCAGATTCGTTTCCGGCTGGAAGCGGAGAGCAGTTTTGGAGAGCAGCCATGACTGACAAACAGAGCGCGGTCGTTGTGTCGCGTGAGCTGGCTGAGCGCATAGTCAAGACCTGTATGTTCACAATGCTTGAAGCTGACTATCAAGAGCTGCGCAACCTGCTCGCCGCCACGCCAGAGCAGGCCGTCGATGTGGGCGAGCCAGTGGCTTGGCAAGACCCCGACATGCCGGAACGGATATGCACGGCCGAACATAAGCGGTACGTAACCGAAAGAGGCGGACCCGCCGAAGCTGCGTTGCGCCCTCTGACTGAACCGCTCTACCGCCACTCCAAGCCACCGGCCCAGCCCCGCATCACCATGGCCGACACCTTGCGAGCCTATCAGTCAGCCGCCCGATCGCCGCATCTGGTCGGCACTTCCAACTGGTGCGCGCACATGGCTGAGCAATTGAACTCCCCGCAAGACTGAAAGAGTACACCTGTACTCCTGACGAAATCCCCTTCCCTTTCACACACCGCATCAGCGGTATGGCGGAGCTATGCCAATGGATAGCCGAGAACGCTTCGAACAGGCCTACGCCGAAGACAACAACTGCACCGTGGAATGGTGCCGGGATCAACGTATGAGCACTGGCAGTTACCTGGATCGGTATCTCGCCCGGGCCTGGCACTGGTGGTCGCGTGCTAAGGAGGCAGCATGACCCATCAACCAAAGGGCGGCATGTGCATGTCCTGCACCCACTCCCACCGCAATTGCAGCCACCTGCCATTCCACACCATGCCCGCGCTGGCCCGTGACGCAAAGACGATCATCGTCCGCTGCACTGAATTCAAACGCCGCTAACTCCCCCTCCCCACTTCAAGCCTGCCGCATGGCGGGCGGAGAAAAGACCATGACCGAAGCGCAAGCACGCGCCATCTTCCTGCTGGCGGGCGTCGACGTGTCCGCCGTCTTCCAAATCGAAAACGATTACTGGCCCAAGGCCTACGTCGAAGCTCGTCAGAACTCCCCGTGGTGGCTGATGAAGACCGAGCACGGCTTGGTGCGGATAGGCTGGCGCAAACGAGTTATATCCATCGACTGGGCTGATACCCCGGTACGCCAGGAACTGACGGCTGACGACACCACCAAGAGCGATACCTATGTGCATGCATGGGGCAATCACAAGGCCGTCGAGTATATGACCAATTGGAATCACGCAGCTAAAGCCGCCGCATAACCCCTTCGCCGCCCTGCGCGGCACGGAGCAGTAACCATGGCCAATGCCAGCGCAGCACAGGTGGCACAACCGCTACCGAGATTCATCAGGGCAAAAGCAGCGCCCGGATACCTGGGAATGTGCCGCGCCGAATTCGACAAAACGGTACGACCCTACATTCGTGAATTTCCCATCGGCAAACAAGGAGTTGCCTTTGATCGACTGGAACTGGATGAGTGGGCAGACGCCTACATCGCGGCCATGACGATTGAAAAGCCAGCCAATCAGGACAACAATCGGCCCCGCAGCGAGCGCCCGGGCATGAGCAAAGAGGATTCTCAATGGCCCAGAAAGCAATCACCGGTCTCCAGAAAATGCCAAACGGCATCTGGAAAATTGACAAAAAATACAGAGGAGAAAGAATTCAGGAGAGTACTGGCACTTGTGACAGGGCGGAAGCGGAACAATACCTGATCCATCTGCTGGAAAAGCTCCGGCAGCGGAAGGTCTACGGCGTGCGCCAGATCCGTACCTGGCGCGAGGCATCGATCAAGTTTCTGATGGAGGTAAAGGACCAGCCCTCTATTCACATCTCGGCTACTTATATGGAGCAGCTCGATCCCTTCATCGGGGACATGCCGATAACCCATATAGATGATGACGCTTTGGCCCCTTACATCAAGTCCAAGCTGAGCCCGGCCGTTGGCAGGCCAGTGACAAACAGGACAGTCAACATTGCGCTTCAGCGGGTAATTCGCGTGCTGAATCTGTGCGCAAGGAAGTGGCGCGACGAGGAGCGCCGGCCGTGGCTGGATGTTGTTCCGATGATCTCGCTGCTGGATGAGAAGACGAATAGCCGCAAGCCCTATCCGCTTTCGTGGGAAGAGCAGTCGATCCTGTTCGCCGAGCTACCGGCTCATCTCCAGACAATGGCGATGTTCAAGGTCAATACAGGATGCCGGGAGCAGGAGGTATGCAAGCTTCAGTGGGATTGGGAGATTGCAGTGCCCGAGCTAAACATCAGCGTGTTTCTGATTCCGGCCGGGTTCGGCGGACGAAGCGCAAAGGCTGGCGTGAAAAATCGCGATGAGCGCCTGGTGGTGCTGAATACGGTGGCCAAGTCAGTAATCGACAAGCAGCGCGGTCAGCATCCTCTGTATGTGTTTCCGTTTGGAAAGCCGGACGGTGAAGGCGAGCCGACAACCGTCCACCGGATGAATGACTCGGCCTGGAAGAAGGCACGGATCAGGGCGGCTAAAAAGTGGGGTGAGAAGTTCTTGAGAAAAGCGCATGACGGCTTTGCAAGAATCCGCATCCACGACCTGAAGCATACCTTTGGCAGAAGGCTACGTGCAGCAGGCGTGACTGAGGAGGATCGGAAGGCATTGCTCGGCCACAAGAACGGAAGCATCACCAGTCACTACTCGGCAGCAGAGCTGGATCAGATCATTGCGGCGGCAAATAAGGTATCAGTAACCGACTCACGCGCACCAGCGCTGACGATCCTGAAAAGGAGGCAGGTATAG